TCAATAGAGCTCTTTCCCCACCTTGTCGCAAAGTATTTGAAGTCGATACTTCGGCGTCCAGACTTGGTGGTATTTGCAACGACAGAACACATGTGATGAACTCTTGTATAAACCCATATTGGTAATTTCCAGCTTACTAGTGGTGAGTAAGCTGGAATATACCGGCATGGGTTTCCTTCAGACTATAGCCTCCCAAGAATAATTGCCCCCCAGCTTTCCAGCATAAATTTTTGTAAATCAGGTAGAATTGCAGCAAGGGCTTTTAATGTTTAAATTGGACTTCCGGAGAATAAACGGTAAACTCTCCCAGCCCCCGTTTTCAGAACACCTTAGAGGCAAATTCATTTAATTTCAGGAATCTTAAAAGGCATACTCGCCCCATAAAAAAACCGCGCATGGCGCGGCTTTCTTGACGAATAAGTTTTATTTAGCAAGCCAGTATTTTAACCTTTTTACAAACTCATCTTGAACAGCTTTAGGGAGTTTGTATTTAATGTATGTGATATCTGATTGATGCTCACCAAAAATATAAGAATCACGACTTGAATTTGATATTGATTTGATTTTATTAGCTAATTTCATCACCTCACTGTCATTTAGTGTTGGACTATCATCTTCTGATAGCAATAAATTATGATCAAATCCATAAAATGAGAACTTATTTTCTTTCTGTACTTTCAACTGAACCGATACATCACTACCGCAATGCTTGCATTTTATTGCTTCAGGATTTATTTCTTCAGCACAGAACGGGCATTTTACATATACATTGGTTGCCTTAGACGACGATTTCCCAAAGATGATCATCAAAATGGCGCAAATAGAAATAACTGATGATATCAGCAAGTGATTCTGTTTAGATGCGATCAAACCAATGTTATTGACACGTTCACCATACCCAGTAAAAACATAGGTGTCCATGTTAAAAGCTATCAGCAGCCAAACGACACCTACTGCCAGCAATAAAAAACCAAACTCTCTCATTTAATCCTTTTCCTATAGAATAATAATCCCCTTTAATGTTAACAGTTGAAGTCAAGAAGTTCACCCGTTAAAACGCAAAATCGTGATTGTTCGTTCCTGCCAATATCACTCGTAAGGGACACGATTACTTAGCTGACCGTACATGTGATGGAGCATCACGCCCCCAGCGAGTGCGCACCGGCATGGTTCAGTTCATCCGCTCTCACTGACATTATGATGACGTCGCCGATCAGCAACTTTCCTGAGATCAGTACAAATCCAGCCTCCGCACAGCGTGCCATGTAGAGGTTTTCACCACGATTCCATCAGCCGTCTGTCCGGGAATAATGAGGTAACTCTCCCCTTGTTCGAGCTGATATCAATCTCGCGCAATTGCATAACAGCCCTGCTCTGTTGGCTCCGGCGCCGGATTGCGGCAGCGCAATAACCCATGCAATTGGAACAGTAAAAGACCACCTCCTGAGGAGGTGGCTTTACACGACGCCCCCTAAAAGGGGGCCATTTTCGAGTTAATCCTGCAACAGCTCCATCTGCTGTTCGATCTCTTGGTCCTTCTTATCCTGATACTTCACGTATCGCCTGATAATTTCTTCGTTTACCCCTACCGTATCGACAAAGTATCCCCTTGCCCAAAAATGATTGCCCCACAACTTCTTTCGTATATGTGGGAAACGATTGTAAAGCCGGATTGCACTGCGTCCTTTCAGGACGCCCATCAACGTCGAAATCGATAGCTTCGGGGGGACTATCACGACCAGATGCACATGATCTGGCTGAATATTTAGCTCAAGAACTTCACAGTCCTTCATGTTGCAGAGGATATAAATTGTTCGGTAGAGCTCTTTGCCCACCTTGTCGCGGAGGATTTTAAATCGATACTTTGGCGTCCAAACCAGGTGGTATTTGCAACGCCAGAACACATGTGATGAACTCCTGTATAAACCCATGTTGGTGATTTCCTTCTTACTTGTGGTGAGTAAGCTGGAATATTCCGGCATGGGTTTCCTTCAGGCTAGAGCCTCACAGGTTCAATCACCACCTCCTTAGGAGGTGGTTTAAGGCTTACAATAAAAAACGGGAGCCCTAAGGCTCCCGTTCTCATTTAACGCTTTAACACCATTACATGTGTTTTACGATAGCGTCGCCAAACTCTGAACATTTCAGCAGTTTAGCGCCTTCCATCAGGCGTTCGAAGTCATAGGTCACGGTCTTGGCGGCGATGGCGCCTTCCATGCCATTAACAATCAGGTCAGCCGCTTCGAACCAGCCCATGTGGCGCAGCAGTATATTGCTGATAGCAGATCAACAAATTGATTTTTAATACAAAAAACTTATTTCAGCGGGGTAACTTACGTCATTTGACGAAATTTGTAAGCCATTGATTGAATGATATGTTTGCTGGGTTTTGATAATGACTTTTCCGGGTGCTGCCCATACCGATGTTCAACCTGACCTAACACTACGAGGCCGGCAACGGGGCAGCAGATTTTAGCCACCGTCAATAATCACCAGCAAAGTGGCAATTACGCATCTTCTTGCTTATATTTACTGATACACTTATCATATTATAGAAATTAAGATTCGCCAATTCTACAAGATGATAACTACCCCCGAGTATCTGTAACTACATAATTTAAACAGATAGAACCGTCACTTAACGCCATCTGGGCTACATAGCATTAAAAATGAAGGTGTAACAATGTATAAACACTCTAAAAAGCCACGTTATAACTCACAAAGACAAAGTGCCGATTCAATTTTTCAGCCGATACACGAACATCTAAACCAGATTTTATATAACCCTACAATGCTCCCAAACACTGGTGCCATGCCGAAAGACTACCATAAGGCACAAACCCTAAGGCTATTTATTAATCGGAATGGATTGGAATATAACACTTATTATACTCGCGCGGTAAAGATGCCGAACAATCGTTTCAGCTCAAATTATGGAGAGGAGTTTGGTCCAACCGAAGTTGCCTCAGGATTCTATACTTTCGTCATTTTATCCAGAACACCTGATGTAATATACTGTGGTAAACTGGAAGATTTAATGGGGCATTTTAGCCTGAGTCGTGGCCATAATGTCTGCTATGCAGGAGAGCTTCTCTTTAGTACTAATGGAAAATTGAATTACTGGAGCAATGATAGCGGTCATTATACACCACCTGAAAATTTGAACAGAATAAACATCCACCCTACATTAAGAGAGCTATTACCGTCACGGCTTTTCAAAAAATATGATACCTAAAATCACATTGTTAAAACACACTCAATCATAGCCGTATGTCACTATCGCTTTAACAATTAGGAAATATATCAATGTTCAGATTTAAGCGACGCTCAGAAATAAAGCAATCTAAACTGACGGAGGAAGCCATTCCCACCGAAAAAAGTCAAAAGTCAAATACTATGTTTTTCCCACTAAGAAGTGTTTTTTCCAAAAGGAATGACGGCAAAAATTTAAGAAGTCTGATAAAGTCATCTTATGTTATTCCTGAGCCAGGGGGATTTGCAGCAAATGAATTTTATAACACTGAAAGATTCAATCGAGTCTGCCACACCATTAACCAAAGTGAAAAAGAATCACTAATTGAAGAAAAAACAAGGCTAATGTCGGGAACGATAACACCATTGATTGGAAAGGGGATCATATCAAGCAGGTGCGCAAATAAAGAACTACCCGTGAGATATGACTACGTTATTATTGACAGTGAACACAATAGAGTTTCCAGAGAAACATCAGAACATGAATACGGAGTTAACTCTTACAATGGATTGGGTATAAAATCCGCTGAAATAATACCTGGAACCCCAATAGGAAACTATCATAACAAACAGACATATCCCAAGGAGTTAAATGTAATACAAATAGACAACGGAAACTGCGGAACTATTGGCCTTAGATTTAACCTAGAGCAACTAAAACCAGATACCCCATTACTCATACATGGTGGCGAACTTTCAGGTTGCACCATGGCATTCGCGATAAAAGACAATTATTTTTACGCTTTCCACTGCGGCCAGTTTGGAAATAACAAATCTTTATGGAAAACCAGTCATGAAGGAGTTGAAACCATAATAAATGCACATCTCAAACTGGCAGACACACATCCTAAAGCAAAAATGAAGTTCGACAACCAAGTGCTAGTAGAGCACTTCCAAGATAACTTCGATTCCTCCATTATAGTATTTTGCGGGCATGGTGAGAATACCACGAGTAACAAAGGAAATGTGATAACATTCGACTACAACAAACCCATACCATCTACAGAAAATAGAAAGTCAAGAGTAGCTAATGCGGCAGTGGTTTTACTCAAACTAAATGGAGGATTTAAAATAACCGCACTTGGTGATGACATGAACATAGATAATGAGTCATTAGAAACTGAATCAAATTCAAATATCATATCGAGTCTTATTTAAATGATACTTCTATGCAACTCATTTTCTAACTTGCTTTAGAAATAAAGCCTCGACGGCTGCAACAGTTCGGGGCTTTAGCTTTTCAAATAGCTCAAAGCCAGCAGTGAGCCTGTACATGGCCCTTGGCAATCAACACACTGCGGATGTTACGCCGGTTTTTCCGGCCAGGTGATGTTCGGGACCTCCTGAGGACTGACACGACTCATCAGAACGCTGTAGCGCTCCCAGGCCTCAAGCCTAGCCTTTTCCTCGTCTGTCGCCATACCCAGCTTCACCGCGCGCTCCAGTGGCGCCAGGACACCTTCAGCCTCGACCATCAGCGACCGTTTTTTCCTCTCTGCCGCCTCTGTCTGTTGCTCGCGCGTTGGCGGAGGTATGTCAACCCAGCACGGCATCCCCGACTTGTCAGCACCTCGCATCTTTCCCGCTGGGCCTTGTACACTGAATTTTTCCCAAACCTCATCCGAGATTGATTTGACATCGTCCGGCCAGTTGCCAAATGCCTCATATCCCTCTTTGTCTTCAATGACATAAAATATATTGGTTTTTGCGCTATACCCGTAACTCATCGTTATACCCCCACCGCCCACCAGAATGCAGACTGTTCCTGACCGTCCATATAGGCATTGAACCCGCCATTACCCACGTCACGCGCCTGAATATTGACACGGCTATCGCCATACCAACTTCCATTTGTCCACGCTAAAGTCATCTGCACGCCAAAGCACTCCCGTGCATAACCGCGCGGAAAACCAACCCAGGTTGCATGATCAGCACGATTCACGACACCGCCCTGGAAGATTAGCCCGGTGACTTCGTCTTTGTACCACCAACCACCACGCCCACCGGCGACGTTAGACCGGCTATTGACGTAATCAGTGGTTGCCCTGGCCCCCACCTCACGGTTGAACGTTGCCCAGTCAACACGGTTATTGATGTTGTTATTGCTGGCCGTGAACTGATTGTTCAGCCAGTTACTGAGATACCCACCCCAGATATTACCGGTAATATTCCCGTCGACATGAAAGATAGCGTCAGCTGCATAAACTCCTCCTGGACAATAAAAATTCCCGCCATTTGCGTCAAATCGCCAATTAACATCTGTATTATCGCCCTTTGCATGAATGCAGACTTGAGCAAAACTTGGCGTACCACTGAGCAAATATCCAAAACTCACTGCAGTTGGATAACCTTGCCCTTGTCGAGTTGACACCCCTTTAACTATTGGCACATAAACACCGCCAGATGTTACAGGCCATTGCCAATTAGGCTGAAAGAATGGTGCCTGATTGTTCAATTGTTCGGAAAAAGGCCCAGCGCCCCACGGTATGGCCCCTGACGTTGTGGCAACAGAGGGGGCAATTAATTGGCCCGTCATGGTGTCGCCAAAGGCATTGACGAATCGCTCGTCTGACTCACCTTTCGAATAGACCTCTAGATTTGAGCGTGCTTTCGATTTATCGGCGACATCAGAAAGATTATTCGCTTTCTTCAAAAAGCCCGGATCGGTGATCGCCTTCTGTATTGCCAGATACAGCTGGTTATGTTTCGACTTGTCCAGTGCAATACCGTTACCCTCGATCGCGTTGGCCACCTCTTCCTGCACGGCGTCCCACATATCGCTGTTAAGGTCGGTAGCGCGGCGCCCGGTAGCCGGATCGCCATTGGTAAAACCGTTCTTCCCCGGCCCAAATTTATCAATTTGCGCCGTAGGCGTATCAATTCGATGCATCATTTTCTCCTTCAGGATAGGCGAAGACCACCACGGTGTGGGACGGGGACAATTTGTCGATAACGCATTCCACTACCGTATCGCCCCAGGTACGAATAGCGCTATTGCACGCGCTGGTGCAGGTTTGCCAGGCTACAGTGGCATCAGAGGGAATATTCACGCGCCAGTAATAGCGCCACTTATCGCCCCACTCCGGATCCGGGGTCGCATCCAGATCCTGAAATTGTTCAATGGTCGCCGTGTGATAACCCAGCGCATCCAACTGTTGGCGGTAAAACCGCTCGTTAATCCCGCCCGGTATATTAATTTTTGCGTCAAGCCGCTGCTGGCGTTGACGTAGTGTTTGCACGCCGGGAGGCGCGCAGGAATCAGGCAGCCCACAGAGCGTTTCGTAACGGCCGATCAGCTCAACCGTCTGCGCCGGGTCAATCTCACGCATCAGGTCATCACCACGCTGGTGAACGGCGGCCAAAGACGGCGCCAGACCGTTCAGCAGCGGGTTGTCTCCTTCCCAGGCTGGCCCCGGCGGCAGCAGATGATAAAGCAGCCGGGTGTAATCATCTTCAAGTGACATGCGTTACCCCGCGCTGTAATTTGACCAGGTGACCGTTCCCAAAACGGGTAGCTCTACGTTACCCAACACGATATTGGCGGTCGGCGCATCCAGCCGGTGAGCATATTCGCCGGTGGCGATGCTGATGGCTTCGCTGATGCGCGACAGGTGTATCGTTCCCGAAGGAATGCCGTCACGCAAAAACAGCGAATTAAGCTCGGCAATGACGGCCGCCCGGATCTCCGGCGTGTCTTTTGCCAGGGCAATCGTCATGGGGATCACCTTCTCGGTGGCAGGGAACACAAACAATCCGCCGCCCGCAACCGGCGCCAGGGGGTAAAATGTGCTCCCGTACGGCGGTCACCGTTTCAGCCGGCGGCGCGGGATGGGTGGCATCGCCACTGGCGACCATCACCCCCACCGTGCCAATCCCCTTGTAATGGCGGAACGTCCAGGCGCGGGTAATGCCGGCCACCTCTTTCGCCCAGATCACATAATCATGATCAGCGCCACCCTGTGGGGTGTAGAACCACCGCTCCATGATGCGGCCACGCCAGGTTTCAAGCGGCTCGACATCTTCCCCGCCCGCCAAATCATCGGCATAGCCCGTGGAAGATAGTCCCCCGACAGGCGTCACCAGGCGCAAGGCAATGCCATCATCAGCGTTACCCTCTCGCCCGGCGACATCAGCCAGTATCGGGGCACGCAATACACCGCCGACCGCCTTGGCGGCTTCGGTGGTGGTGTACGTCTGCTGATCATCGCGCTGTAGCACCGTGCCGGCCGGCAATTCAGGTGTGCCGCTAACATCCTGCCAGCGGACAAAGCCGGCCGCTGCCGTTGGCGGTTTCCGGGGGCAACGCTTCATCGCGCCATGCCGCACCAACCAATCAGGATCCGCCTGGTCCGGCAACATGTTGCGCGCAAGATAGTCGATGTAGCCATATAGCGTATGAACGGCCGCTGCCTGCACGCGCGCATACACCTCCGCATCCAGACGACGCAGCACCACATCTTCATTGAACCGCGTGAGCAAATCGCTTCTGATCGTCGCGATAAGTTGCGGCAGGGGTGGCCTGGTGAAACCACTGTTAGCCATTGAGTTCACTCCATAAATCGTCAAATGTAATCGTGTGGCGGGTGCCGTCTCGCTGCCACAGCGTGATCGCAGCTGCCAGCATATCGATGCCGGTACGCTCCACTCGCGTATCAATCCGCGCGGCAACGCCATCGTCAATCATCCAGGCCAGCGCCTGGTTGATATACGTTCTCGCCAGAGGTGGCGTCTGATTGTTCAGGGTCGTTCGGCGCAACAGGTAGAGCCGGGAGCCTATGCGATCATTTTGTACCGTTGGCCAGGTATCACCCCACCAGCCCATCGGCTGCTGCGCGTTATCGTCCGGCTCGGCCCGGCGCCAGGAAAAGAGCGATATCACAACCGATCGCGTCAGCCGATCGAGCGGCGCGTTTCCGGGGTAACGCACGCCATTGACGGTCAGGATCATCTTTTCATCTCCTGGTTCGGTTTGCCGGTCTGGCCACCGTGCGTGTCGTCGTGGTCATGCCCGTTGTACTGCTCACGCATTTTGCTCAGCGTGCTGGTTTTATCGGCAATCTCACCATTGGGCACTTCAAGCAGCGGCGTATTTAACGTGGCTTTCTGCTCGGCATTGACAACATAGTGTTTGGTGTTCACCTCCACCCGATTGCCCCGGCGCAGAACAATGCTGTCGCCTTCATCGGAGTACAACGCCACCTCACCACTCTGCAGGCCACTCAGTCGGTACCGCCGATCGGCCACAGTGATCACCACACCGTGAGAACGGTCTCCCGACAAAAACAACGCCACCGCTTCTGCACCGGGATGTGCCGCGGCCGTAAAGCCGTAGGGTTCCAGATGCTCAACGCTGGATTTGGGGTCGCCAGCCACCAGCGCGACATCCACCGTCTGGCATTTGGCTGCACTGTTCAGACCCCGCACCACCGCGCGGGCAAGCAGGTTAGACAGGCCTCGCTGTATGGCCTCCATCGGATTACGCATCAGAAATCATCCTCTTGTTTGGCCTTTTTCCGCTTGCCTGGCTTCTGTGGCTCTGGCAGGTACGCATCCTCCGGCCCCACGCGTAATTCGGTCACCGTGCCGCCCTCATCCTGGGAATACGTCACCTCGGCGATCAGCATTTCCCGGTTGTTAAAGTCCAGCAGCGGATCGAACACAATCACACGCTGGTTGGGTTGCCATAGCTGCCCGTCTCCCTGGCGCCAGCCCTGCACCGTATAGGTGGTTTCGTCCGTCCGGGCCGCGCGCTGCCGTGCCTCAAACTCACATCTCGCTTGACAGGTGGTGCCGGTCGCATTGCCCGTCTGCTGGATGTAATGCGGGCGATAGCGTTTGACGCCGCTATCCTTCGCGGTCGAACGAATGGCAGAGATCGTCGCCTCGCCAAAATCATCGTCACCGCCGGCGCGCTGGCCAGAAACCTGATAATCAGAAAAGCGATCGCGAATGCTCTGTTCGGTATCGCAACTCAGCACGTTCTCGCCAAAGACCAGCGCGGTCGTGGCGTGCGCACTGCCAATGGCCCCCACCACCAACCGCCCTTGCGGATCGTCATAGGCCAGTGCCTGCTGCTGACCCAGCAGTTTGTTCAACACCTCATGGACCGTTTCACCGTGATCCGCCTGGACGCCCTGCAATGACCCCGCCGGGGCGCCGGCATCAACAACGGTAACGTTGAACGGCTTGGCAAGCTGCGTGGCAATCTGCGCCAATGTCCGGCCGGCAAATTGTGTGGGCGCCGCGGTGCAGTCAATCAGATCCGCCGTTTTACTCCGGCCGGTGATCCCAAAGGTAATGCCTCGGGCGTCGTAACGTATCGGCGTGGCCTCTACCCAGCCGGTGATCACCAGGTCATCACCGATCGAAACTTCGACGGCATCCCCTTTCTTAACCCGGGGGGCCAGCGGGACACTGCCCGACTCCCCCGGCCACTGGCGGGTTATCTGCACGTTGAAGTCCCTGGCCAGACGCTCAATGCCGGCCGCGATCTTGACGGTAGTCCAGCCGCCCCACTCGCGGCCGTTCACTCTCAGCGTGACGGTATTATTCATCGAACGGGGACCCTCAATGACTGAACGGGAATAAAGCCGGGATGCTTCACGGCATTACGCCCCGTAATGTCGGTCTCGCGGGCGGCGTTGTCATACCAGGTGGCGGCAAGCACCAGCGCCGGCAACACGTCTGGCGGGGTACGGGTCACCGTTTTTTCCACCTGCGCCAGGCGTGTAGAAATATCACGGTTGGTATCCGTGCGAACCCGGTTAAGGGAAAGGAAAAGGCCATCATCGGCCGTGCGCTGCAGCTCGGTATCAATGACATGATTAAGCCCGGCGCGCACGGCGATCAAATCGTCCCAGGTTACGGGCGCCGGCACAGGATTATCCGTGCCGGCATCATTGAGCGCCGGATGTGACACTATGGGCGTTGCGCTCTCAGGTGATCGCTGGTTGACTGGCGTTTTGGGCTGAGGAAGCAGCGTCACCGTATAGGCGGCTTCGCTGATGGCCGTGGTGCGAATGGCTTCAGCAACGTAGTTCTGCTGCGTTTTCACAACCTGGGTTGTCGTGCTGTCAGTATTCCATACCCCCCGCGGCGCCAAATCATGCCCCAGCGTCACTCCGGAAAGCGTATCGATCAGGGTCACCAGATCCGATGCATCACCGCTCAGGCGATTGCCGGCGCGCCACATCTTTTGCAGGGCATTGACAAAGTTCATGCCAGAAGACGGCGGCATCAGCAGTACCGACAAATCACCCTGCAGTAAACGCGCCGCCGCGGCGATCCCCTCATCCACCATAGTGAAGGCATCCGCCACGGTATTGATCATCGCTGTGGCCTGGCTGAGCACATCACTTTGAATAAAATCCGACAGTCCGCCCAGGCCAAAACTGGAGAAAGCGTCGCCAATACTGTCGTCAAGGGCCGAACATGACGAGACCAGCATCTGTCCCGTCGCCACACCCGAAGTCGGAAACGACAGTTCCCCCGCTTCAACGAAACTGAAGCTGATCCGGCACATGCGCCCTTCGTTGTTGCTGTGACTGACGCGCACTTCACCATCAACGCAGATGGCCATTTCACCGTAGTTGGGGTGTACCAGCGTTCCCGGCCCCGGAGTATCTACAGCCGCAATGAGCCGATCGCGCTGGTCAATATAATCATCCCCGATCAGGTAGGCGCTGATCGTGAATCGCCGCGTTGCCCGCCCGAGATCTTCGGTATAGGGCTTGTCGCGATTGGGATATTCATGCGTCTGCACCCGGCGGCCGAATGTGCCTTCGTCACTTTCAACACTGAAAGGCACACTACGGAACGACGCGGGCTGCAGCCTGCTTTTCCATCCAGCCATAATGACTCCAGGCGTAAAAAAACCCGCGGCGCGGGTCAGGGTTTGGCAAATCGGTTATAGCCGACATCGTAGGAAATACCGGGTGAAGAATCCGGCGTCGGTGACACACGCATTCCCGGCGGGGAGTTTTCAAATCTGACGACCAATTCCCCCTCTGGAGGCTGCGCCGCACCAGCTGGTTTAAGTAGCTGATTGGACCGGCTCAGAGAGACCGCTGACGGGTACCCTGTCGGCTTCCCTTCCGCCTGCCGCTGGTTAACCTGCTCCTTGTTGTTATACCAGCCACCCGCATTCCAGCGGTTTTTAAGCGAATCCCAGAATGAATCCGTATGGTCGGCCTGCTTGGCTGCATCAGCAATTTCTTTGAGTTGCTCAAACATGTAGATGGCCACTGCAATCTGGATGGTTGCGACACCCAGGGAGGCGATCTTGCCCAATACACCAGAAAGCTGTTTGGCCAGCGTGAGTGCCGTTTTCAATGAACCGATGGTGTTGACGGTAAAAGCGCCTGTCATGTAAAGCCCAATCCCCCCAAGGACGGTTTCCCATCCCCCCATCGCCTGGGCGACTTTATCAACTTGCTGCCACACGTCTTTGATAACCGGGCCAACCTGATCCCAATTTTCAATGATCAAAAAAGCGCCCGCCGCCAGCGCCGCTACCGCCAGTTTCGCCGGCGAAAGATTCATGACGGCATTGAGCATTTTGAACGCACGCGAAAGGCTGCCAACAACCACGCCTAACCCGATCAACGCACCGCCAAACTTTGCAACGGATTTGATGAGTTCAGGATTCGCCTTCACCCAATCACGCAGTTGCTCAACGAACGGTTGTAGCTTTTTCGCCGCTTCAACAATCGCAGGAAGGAATAACTCGCCAACCGTCACGCCAACGGCCGACACCTGGTTTTTAAGCAGTTGAATGGCGTTCGCTGTCGTGGCGGCGCGCGCAGCGTACTCCTTCTCCATTGACCCGGCATACTTCTGCCTGTCCGATACACGGTCAAAATTGGTACGCAGCAGATCAAGGTTTGCCAGCAAAGGCGCAATAGCCCCCGAGGACTCCTTACCAAACAGCCTGATCAGCGCCGACGACTGATCTGCCTTCGGCAATTTCGCTACCGAATCCAGCACCATCAACATCGCGGCTTTGGAGTCCTTCTGCATTGCAGCCGCCAATTTCTTCGGCGATATGTGCAGTTTTCGCATCACCTCTTTTTGCGATTTGGTCGCCGCGCTACCGGCAGTCAGCGACAGCATGAAGTTCTTGATCCCCGTGGCCGCGACCTCGGACTCTACCCCCATGCCGGCAATGGTAGCCCCCATTGCCGCTATTTCACCCGATGCCACACCAGCAACGCCCCCGAGCGGTCCAAGGCGCGTCACGATGTCAGATATTTTGGCAGCGTTTGCCGGGCCAGTGTTCCCCAGATAGTTGATCTTATCTGACAGTCCGACCACCTCGGTCTGGGTCATTTTGAAAGCCGTACGCCACTGCGCCATCATCTGGCCGGACTCTTCCGCGGTCTGGTCGAATGCCACGCCCATTTTTACGGCAGACTCGGCAAAGGAAAGCAGCTCTTCTTTGGCGATGCCCGCCTGGCCGCCGGCCGCGACAATCTGCCCAATCCCCTCGGCGGCCATCGGCAACCGTGTAGACAGGTTCAGCACATCGTCGCTCATCTGCTTGAACTGTGCCGGGGTATCAAAATCCACGACCTTGCGCACATCGGCCATCACCGACTCAAACTCAATGGCCTGATTTATCGGCAATGTCAGCGCCCCAACGATACCGGCACCCACCGCCGCAGCGCCGGTCATAATGGAGGAAAACTCTTTACCGAACCCCTTGACGTTGCGCTGCATCTTCTTCATGGGTTCGGACAGCTGATCAACCGCCGTAATGATCGCCTTTAACTGAAAGCTGTCAGCCACGGTTCATCTCCTCATTGATGCGGATGGCCTCAGCCTCCAGCTCAAAAAACCGGCTCAGAGCGAGCCGGCGCAGATCAAGCGGGTTCAATCGCCAGAAATAGGCAGTGTTGTAGAGCCGCTTTCGGAGTTCTTCGGGGTTTTCGACGCCGTAAAAAAACCGAGAATAGACATTGAGATAGCAAAAACATCAAACAGCGCCAGCTGCCTGGCGGAGGAAAGCGGAATGCCGGCAAGCTCCGGGATATAGGCCAACGCCGCGGCGGAATCCAGCTTGACGCCGCCGGACTCCGTCAGCGAGAACGGCATACCAAATTTCGCCACCTGGTCATACGTGGGCTCCTGCAGCTCAATGACATGCAGCGTCTCGCCGTGCGCCGTGATCGGCTTACTCAGAGTGATTTCTTTCATTGATAGAATCCTTCTTCACCGTGGAATTCCAGGTCAGCGGTGCCTTCCTCGGGGTTATGATTGGCCTCGCCGTGCAACCAGGCGCTGCCCAGCACATACACCATCCCATTTGCCAGCTCGGCGGTAATGGTCATGGCCGTAGATGACACCAGCTTGTTGATGGGAAACGCCTTCGGCACCTTGAAGGTGCCTTTCACATAAGGGGCGCGGTGGGTCTCTTTGTGATCCACGTCCCCCGCCAGGCCAATCACATCATCGCGCACCACGGTGTTCATCGGCACTTCAATGCCACCGGTGAGCGACAGTTGCTGACCGTCAATTTTTAGGTAACAGGTACCGGCGATCTTAGCCATCAGGCGGCCTCCTCGTTGTACTGCAGACGGAATTGGTTGAGCAGAGCAAAGACGCGCAGCTGATTGACGTAATCCGGTGGGAACAGGACATCCAGGCGGCTCGGGTCATTGGCATTGCGCTCAACAATCAGGTATTTCTGGAACAGCTCGAAGTTTTCAACAATGCCCTCGCGCTCAAGCTGGCGATAGGTCGCACAAAGCTCACCGCGGATCACCGCCGGCGTCACAATAGCCTGACCCGGTCCAAAGCGCGTACCATCGTTGGCCAGCTTGTGGCGCCCATACTTCGAGGTGATCACCGACTTGAGACGACGCAGAACATAAGCGCTGGTATGCAGCGTTTCGCTGTCCAGATAGCTGTTATCCGCTACACCGTAGGCATTTTTCTTGTACGTGGTGATATCCCGCTGGATCCGAAGGCTGCCGCCTTCCGCATACGCGGTCGCGATACCATGGGCCAGCAAGGACTGCTGCTCCGTCATAATGAAGCGCTTACCCACCGGGGCCGGCATTGCGCCCGTCAGCTCACCGGTCTGCGTCGGCCGGGCGGGATCAATACGCAGGAATACCGCCGCGCGCGCAAGGCGGCCGGCAACCAGCTCATCCAACGGCGTCTGGCAATCCGGCTCATAGCCGGCAACGGTAATATGCTGGTTATTGAGCCCGTCACCGAAGGCCACCAGCTCGGACAAATCGCCGACCTTAGCGGTATACACATGGCCATACAGCTGCCGCATATAGCTCCAGCGGCCGCTGCTGTCGTTCATTTCCATCGCCATCAGCTGCAGGGACGGCATGTCGCTGAAGGGGAGTCCGATGTAATCAAACGGCGCATCGCCCATGGCTGCCACCGCCGGCGCCAGTGAGGGGGAACCCGCCCCACCCTTCATGACGCCAATCTGAGCAGTCAGTCCGGCCGGCACATCTTCGCCACCCACGCTGCCGTAATAGTTCACCGCCAGCGGAATATCGTTACCCGATACCCCTTTGTTAACCGCCGTCAGCGTCACTACCCCCTGCACATCGCCGCCAGACGTTGCCAGAACTTCTGCCTTTACGGGCAGATCCGGACGCGCATTGATAGCGGCGGCGAGTGTTGTGGCAACAGCCTTGGCCTTATCTTCAGTCGCCACCACTGCCTGCACCCGGATGGTACCGATATACAGGCTGATGCTGCCGGCGGCCGTCGCCGTGCCGGAAAGGGTCACTGTTCCCTTGGCGGCGGTTCCCGAACCATCAGGCAACGCAATCACCCACAGTTCACCAAAGGGGTCAACCTTACGGTAAGCCGCAACCATTCGCGCCAGCTGACTGCCTCGGCCGGCCAATTTCCCCGCCAGATCCGCGGAGGGCATGATAACCAGTTCGTTTGCCGCAATCTCCGAATCAGGTAGCGCCATGCCAAACAGCAGCGACGGGGCATTATCCTGCGCCGTATTTGCGGCGCTGTTGTTCATTTCCGCATAAAACAGCGGAACCCGAACATCCGCCGGGATGTTATTAAAGCTCACGGTCATTGTGTGTTACCTCTCGGTTTGGCCGGTGAATTGTCTTGTTGTCGAACATCGCCGGCCGCCAGCCGACGCATCCAATACGTGCTGGGTTCAACATTCCTTCCGCCTGGTGGCAAAACATCACCACGCGCCGGGTCGGGAACGGTTCGCCCTTTGTTGGGGATCAGATACATGGGTTACTCGCTGAAATGCATTTCGGTGTGGTGTTCGATTTTCCCGTCGGGGCCGGCGCCAGGGTCGATGTAATCCACATCAATCGACAAGGTTTTGAACTCGTCCAGCGAGTCCAAATCGTCCTGTTGGCGGGTGTCTTCCTCGGTTATCTCCCGGTCTACCGTAAAATCGAACTGGTAATAAAGTTCGGCGCGGTTCAAATCGAGCACCGTGCCACCGGCATAGCAAATGGGGCCGGCATCCGGATCAGGCTCCCAGCCCAGCAAGGCTTTCCAAACCTCGGCCCGCACATCGTGCACCGCGTCAAAAGACGCCCACTGCCCACGCTCATCGCGCCCGTTGCTCAGCACCACAATGACCGAAAACCCTTCGGTCAAATCCTGCCAATAGTCCGTCTGGCTCTTCTGCTCGCTGGGTGTATCATCGGCCGGCACAACATACGCCGCCGGGAGCAGCAGTTTACCGACATCGGGGATAGCCTTGAACTGCGCCGCGCCTCCGACCCGGTTTTCAAACCGCGGGCAGCGGGCACGCAGTGCAGCAATAATGGGGGTTAATTTCACGCTGTTTTCCTTTTGCGGCGCTGTGCCCGCAGCGATTTTCGCAATTCACGCGAAAGGGTGTATCGGGTCCAGCTGCGCCGGCGCTCCAATACCTCCACCATGAAGTTATTACGCGGAGCAATCCGCCACTCGGTGCCCCCCGAGGCGCCACGATGATGTTTTTTCTGACGCTTCGCCCCACGGCGAACCCCGTAGAACAGAAACGCAGGGTAAAACACCCCGTTAATATGGCGGTTGCCCTCGCCGTTCTTCTGGTTGGGAGAGATCTTCACCATCAAGCCTGGGCGCCGCTTGGAGGCCCGCGGGACGTAGTAACCGATAGAACGCGCGAGGCGACCAGTTCGGAAGGCCGGGTTCTCCCCCGGTGCCGAGCGGCCACGATGCATCACCAACCGCCGCGCATCGCGCATGTGGATCTGACCGATGCGCACAAAAGCACGCCGAAGGCGGGCACGGTTGAAGACCAACTCTGTCGGTTGCTGGAAATCAACGTGTAAAGACGCTTTCGCCGCCATGCCGTTCACTCCTTCGGGTTTCGCTGCCCAGCTCTTCGCATTCCAGCAACAGGAAGCGCCCTTTACTGTTCAGATCGCGTACACGCCGCACCCGGTAAACCTGGCCGGACAATACGACCTCGTGATCGGCGGTAATGCCAGAGCGGTAACGCAAGGTGAAGTAATGGGTGACGGTCGTCTCCGTCTGGACCGACGCCTGATAAGTGGCCGCCCCCACCTGCGCCATCTTGGCCCAGGCACGGAACGACTCGGGAAAAGTCGGCGCCAAACCGAAACTGTCTGTCGGCTCGTCTACACGCCGCCGGATAACGATCCGTTTATCCAGCTCGCCCGGGTCGGGCAGCAAATAGCTGGCACTGGTCTGCGCCTGACGGATTTTCATAGCGGGATATACCTGTAGGGTTGCACGTTCCACAGAAAGCCCATCGGCAGGCTGGCCTTTTCAAAGTCCGACACCGCCGAGCGGTTCTCATAGTAGTGAGTCGCCAGCAGCAGCATGCCAATCTTAATATCGTCGGGAAGGTGCAGACCATCCGGATCGGACTCGGGGATCTCGCTGTCGGGTGCATAGAGTTTTCGATTAAGAAACGTCTCTGTACGCGTCTGAACCGCCCGGCCAATCAGTTCTAGCAATGCATCTTCCTCAGTAAAATCAGGCTCCAACTTGCATTGCGCCTTGATTTCTTCGAGTTTCAGCAACATAGCTTTCTCCGGTGCCCGCCAAACGGCGGGCACAAAAAAACCGCTTTACGCGGCATGTTGAACTTCGGTTGGCGTCGCTATCAGCTACTGGCCGATCCTTTACCCACCAGCGCCTTGATGGCGGAGGTATCTTCCAGGATGCAATCGAAGCGATGGAAAGCGACGAAGCCGGTCTGATCGAACTCGGCATAACGCTCAACCAGACGCTTGAGGATCATATAATTGACGCGGCGGATGATGAAGCGATTGAAATCGCCGCAGAACATGAACTTCTTGCCGGCACCAATATCATCGATCTCCTGATCAATCACGTACGGCACGTTCAGCACCGACGCCGGCGCCACGCCGACAATATCCGGCAGCCACAGTGGGCGTCCCTGGCCGTCTTCCATTTCACTGATCAGTTTCAGCGTATTATCGTTAAAGGCCAGGCGGAAACGGTCGCCGCGACGGTATGCCGGGTCGATGGAGTGTTTCAGCGTCAGGATCTCTTTCCAGTTCACCGCTGTTGCTGACGCAGTCGCGGTGGTTTTATCCACGGAAGCCGCCAGACCTTTCGGCTGTTTCGGTGTACCGGTACCGGTGCCGCGGATCAGATAACGCGCCTCACCGCGTCCGATACGCTCGGCGATCCGGCGGGCAAGGTAGGCTTCCATATCAATCGCGCTATCCTGCAGCAGCTCGTTGGACACGCGAATGATTTTGGATGTCAACTTCAACGCACCCAGGCTGTCCATGCCGAATTCGGTATCTTCTTCGCCGGCTTCTTCGTTTTCACCCAGCAGCACACCCACCTCATCCGTGCCGTCAGCCGTCGCCCACTCCATGGTTCGGCCGTCAGAGGTGGTCAGGATCTGCGCCACACCGGCGATGCCGCCATAGGCTTTCATCTGCTCAACCACTTTCGCCAGGAAGGTTTTTGGTACGGTATACCCCCCCTTCTCATCCGGCGCAATGCCCTGCGCGCGCAGCTCACGCAATGCCTGGCGCTCTTCGGCGGTCAGCTCGGCCGCGCCGTGACGCATCCATTTATCAAACACGGCAACGCGCTGCTCAGGATCTTCACCTTTCGGGTCTTTATTCTGCTTTTGGCGTTGCTCCTCTTCCTGCTGCTCGATAAACGACTGATCCAGCGAGCGCAAGGACTCTTCCCGTTCGATTTTCTCATCGATGGCCTGCAGCTCGCCCTGAGCCTTCTTCCACTCGGTGCGCTGCTCATCGGTCCAGGCGTTATCACCAATTTTGTCATGCAAGGCGCGCATGTCGGTGGCGATGGTGTTTCGTTTTTGCTTCAGTTCATGCAATTTGGACGCAGACATAGTTTTTCCTTACACATTAAGTAAAGTCAGGAGGCGCTCACGCGCCATTCGTTGGTTTACGGCATTGGTGATCGCGCCACTTTCGCGCGCCTCCTGCCAGGCTTTCAAAGAACGGACGGCTGAATCAGCCGCCTGATAGGCCGGATACGTCACCGGGCTGACGTCATACAGCCGGGAGAACTTGTGGATTTCGCGAATAACCACGCCTTCCTCATCCTCGTACCAGCGATCGCCGTCGCGGGCGACGCGGAACGCAAAGGACGACTGGTTAATGTCGCCACGTTGCATCGGCGCCAGCACCAGATCGCGGATGGTCTGGGTATCCGGCGCCTCAATGTCATACTGCAGACCCCGTTCATCTACGGAAACCTTGAGCGTTCCCGAGGTGCTCCGGCCCAGAATGAAGTTGGGATCGTGGTTAAACAGCCCGCGCACATCATCATTCAGCACATCATCGAAGGCGCCTGGCTTGATTATCTCGCGAAAGCCCCACAGCGGTTCAGAACGGATATTGAACACCGAGCCGTAACCGATAATCCGCGTCGGCTGGTCTTCCTGCTGCTGCGCGCGCACTTCACCGCTGTAACAGCGCGTCTCTCTGTCACTCATCGGCGTCTTCCTCTTTGGTTTTGTCGTCGATTGCGTTTTTGGTTGGATTGGCCGCATTCACGCTGACCAGCATTTCATCCAGCCCGTCTACCGGGTTCATATCCTCGAAGGCGCGGGCCTCGTTGCGGCTCATCCAGCCGTCAATGATGGCGTAGTGGTAGAACTGGGCGCGCTCTTTCGGCGTACCGCGCATCAGCCCTGCCAGGTTAAAGCGGACGTAATACCCCGCTGCCCGCTCCGCCCGGGTGAACAGTCGGCGGTTAAGCTCCTGCTCCCAGTTGGCAACCCAGGGCATGATGGTATAGCGGACAAACTGAATGGCCTGCTCGGTGATATTGCTGAAGGTGGCTTTTTCCAGATCGTTAATCATGTGCGCCGGCACGTTGAATATGCCGGCAATCATCGAACGGTTCAGCTTCATCATATCGATGATCTGGGCGTCTACCGGCGAAACAGTCAGCGCTTTATAATCGAGGTCGGCGGGTAAAAGCATTGTCTTGTTATCCTGGTTGCGCAGGGCACGAGCGGCTTTCTGCCAGTAAGACTTCAAGCGATCCCAGCCATCGGATTTTATTTCCCCCTTAACCGAGACAATACCCGCCGGACGGGCATTACCGTTAAAGAAAGAGCTCGTGTACTTCTGCCCGCTCATCCCCATGCCGATCGTCTCGGCATGCTGCAAAATGGGGCTAAGACCCATTTTCTGGTTATTGCCCAGCGCACGGATGTGGATCATGTCGTCAGGGCTGATGGCGAAGCTGCCCAGCTCGTTATAGACGCCATAGGTATAGCGCCCACCAGTATTGAGTAGCGTGGTTTCCCACGGCATGCACGCTTCCAATCCGCTGACCTCACCGCGGCGCGAGCGGTGCACCCGGGTAAACCCGTTGCCCCAGCCAAGAATGTGCCGTTGCTTCAGCTCTCGCCATTTGTAACTGGTCTGCCAGTCGTTGGGCTCGTCATGCACCAGATAAAAAACCGGGTGATCGCGCGCCACATTCACGCCTTTTTCCGTTTTGCGCATCACATGCAGCGGCATCTGGGCCACGTTTGACGCCAGCACGTAAATGCACGAATAGACCACAGCCAGTTTCATCGATGTTTCAGGGCTAACATAAATATCCGACTGAAACAGGCCGTCCGTCTCCGCCATTTCGGCGGTGATCGGATTGGCCGGATTTTCCAGCGGTTCACTGCGAAATAGCGCATCAAGTATCACGTTTTCCCCCTCCTTGCAGCGATAAGGGCAAATGCCAGTAACGCGGCGCCAGCACACTGCAGTGCAGTCGCCGTCCCGAATTGCAGGTAAATGCCGCCCACCAGCAAGCCGAGGCCCGTCAGCCCGATAGCATCGATAATCAGTGTTTTCATAGGTATAAAACGTCCTCGTCTGGATCGAAGTTGGAGAGAAAATCGCCCGGCTCATTCAGCATGGCGCGACCGATGGCCATAATCAGCGTGACAGCGCCGTCAATCTTGTTCTCGGCCTGCTCCTTGATTGGCCGAACCACATCATCGTTCCCCGGCAAATACTTGCCGATCACGTTGCTGAGACACCAGACCATGATGGGGTTGCCGTCGTGGTGGAACCGGCCAGACTCGATAGCGGCCTCCAGCTCTTTCATCGGGTCGGACATGTTGATGTAATTCTGGATGATCGTAATGGGCGACATGTTTTCATCGGCCAGCTCGTGCGATATGCCGGTGGCGCCGAAGGGGTCGATGGGCGATTCCTCTACCGGATTAAGCCGGTTGGCTGCCCGGGCCTCTTCCATGATGTAGCGATAATCGATCTCCGCGCCATCCGTAACCGTCAGCAATCCCATTTCTACCCATTTCTGGAAGCGCTCCGCCGTACGCCGATCCTCGCTGCGTTCAACGCTGTAGACCGTGTCATACGGCACCCAGAACCGCGGCGCGATGCTGTAATAATGGCGCTTGCCGTCAATGTCCCGCGTAAACAGCCGCCCCATGCTGTTCATGTCCAGCTTGCGCGCCAGGTCAAACGCCAGAATGCAGGGCTGCCCTTCAAACTGCTCGAGCGTCAGCGTAGTATCTTCACAGCGCTTCAGGCTCACCAGGTTATAGAAGGCATCCCGCGCCGCGACCCAGATATTGAGGTGTTTGGTCTTGAAAGTGCCGGCATGGCGAGCGTTGTTGATCGCCCGCTGCTGCTGGCTGAGCAGAAAGTCTTTGTAAACCGAGACGCCCATATTGGGGTTGGCCTTGATCAACGCCTCCGGTTTTGTCCAGTCGTCGCCTTCGTCGATGGTGTAGATGATGCCGAACAGCTCATCGTTTGGCACGGTGCCGCTCAGCATCTCCACCACTTCCCGGCGCTTGTCGTAGCACGGCCCCTCGATGTTGTAGCCGGCCGTGGTGATCGCCCACATCAGCGGTTGCCGGCGGGCGCCCATGCCGGTCAACATGGTGGTATAGAGCGCATCGGTTTGATGTTCATGGTATTCATCCACCACCGCCAGGCTGGGCGATGAACCGTCGCCCGGGTTGCCGATCAGAGGTTCAAAGCGGGCGCCGTCCTCCGGGCGGTTGAGGTTGGACGCATTGACCTCAATACCGAAAGCCTCCATCAGCATCGGCGTACGCTTGCACATCAGCCGGGCCGGGCGAAACACCTCCCAGGCCTGCTTTTCGGTGGTCGCACCGGAATACACCTCGGCACCGAACTCACCGTCGCAGGTAAACCCGTAGAGCGCCACGCCGGCCGAGATGGCCGATTTGCCGTTCTTGCGGGGGATCTCGGTGTAGACCTCGCGAAAGCGCCGTAGCTTGGTGCCTTTGTGCACCCAGCCAAAGACGGCACAGACGATAAACAGCTGCCACGGCTCCAGGGTGATCGGCATCCGCTTGTATGCCCATTCGCCCTTGGTGTGCGGTAATAGCTGGATAAATCGCGCGGCCTGCTCTGCAAGGTCCCTGTCAAAGCGGTAGCGAAACTTTCGCCCCTTTTCTTCGGCCAGATCATCAAGATGCCGCTGGCAGCTGCTTACCACATACTGGCAGGCCACTATCTTGCCGCGCACCACATCACGCGCATACTGATTGGCAGCATTCACGTTGGGGTAAGATTTTCTCTTCATGATGTGATCAACTTAATGAATGGGTTATCCGTTTTTTTCTGGCCGGCGAGTCCTATTAGCCGCTGGCGGCTTCCCGGATCGAGCCCCAGCATGGCGCCGGTGCTGCTCATCTCCGTTTCCTGTTCTTTTTTCGCCGTCAATTGAGGGTTCTTTATCGGGCCGCCGGTGGCACCGGTAACCACGTTGCCCTGCTTGGCGATGTTCTTGACTGCACGGCGCCAAAACTCGTACGCCACGCACCACCGCTCCAGCACCGCCAGATCCGTGATGCACAGAATGCCCTGGCCGCAAAGCTCTTTGGTGGTCATTTGCCACATTACCGTTGCCAGGTGGAGCCCCTCTTCTTCAAACCATGCCGGCGGCTCCGCGCCCTTTATCGGGGTGAATACCGGCTCGTCCTTATTCAGGGCTCGTTTACCGGGGTTGCCGGCCAATTCCTTGCGGGCGGTCGGCTTTGGGCGCCGCCCGGATCGGCCTGCCGTTCCGGCCATATGCGCTCCAGATTAAATTTCATTTTTCGCGGGTGTAAAAACATGACGGGGCGGGCAGTACGGAAGAGGCAAAGCCGTAGAGATTTTCCCTCCCCCTACCGGCCTGAGCGCCGCTCTCTCGCGGTCTTCGCCCTATGACAGGGGGTGCATAAGCTTTGCAAGTTGGCCTCGCTATCGCCTCCACCGTGCGCGAGAGGCACGATATGGTCAACACAATCAGCCTCGGTTATCGCACCCCGGCGCAGGCATTCCTGACACAACCCCTTATCCCGCTTGAGGATCCGCAGCTTAATCACATCCCAGCGGCTGCCGTAACCACGCTGATGCCGACTCTGACCAGGCTTATAATTGCGCCAGCCTTCACCTCGATGCTCACTACAGAATCCGCTGGGATCAGTCGTTGTATTGCGGCAGCCGCGTTTACGGCAGGCTTTAGGCGTGCGGGGCGGCATGGCCCGGGGCCTTGTTGATCATGAAAACTAATTCTTTTTGCACCGTATCTGTATGCGGCAACGGATGGCGCGTAATCAAGATCGGCGGATACTCTGCCAGTGGTGCCCAGCGGTTATACTCCAGCGCCTGGCTGTAAATTTCGTCATAGATGCGACGAGTTTCCGTGGCCCATGTTGCCGCACACTCAACCATCGAGTCATACATAGAGAGTTCGTCTTCCAGGAGATAAACGCTATTCCGAGTCGCCAAGTGACGAAGGTGAGCCAGCTCGTCAATAAGCTGTCCAATGGTTCTCTTCGCCACAATGCAACGGCCAATGGCATCATAATTCCGCTCTTTCATACTGCAATCCTCTTAAAGGCATACGACCCTATGCCAACGCGGCCCAGGTCTGATTCAATCGTGTTACTCTCAACGCAGGTAAAGCCTTGCTCAGCAAACCACCGCAGCAGACCATCATGCGTGAAATACCAAATGTGCTCGTTCGGCCGATAGTGATGTGAAGCCATAATGGCATCGCCCCCGGCGAAGATGGGGATCGACACAAACACCCACTGCCTGGCTTTTGCTACCGCCAGTTCGGGCTTGTCGATATGCTCCAGGCTGTCCCAGAACGTCAACGCTGGGAATGCGTCAGCCGTATACAGATCGGCCCAGCGTCCGCGCAGCTTTAACCATTGAATGCCTACCGGATTGACGTCATACCCCCATGTCTGAGGGCGGGCCTCCACAAACTGCCCGGCACCGATCCCTACATCGAGCACCATTTCATCGCCGTGGTGGCGCTCCACCAACGCAACGCGCGATTTCGTCAGCGCGTGCCCCATCGGGGTATCCGCCATCAACTGGTATTTGTGAAAATAGCTGTCGTCATACGGCCGTTGGTTCACCGGGACGGGATAACGACCAATGCCCAGTGCCGGGACGAAGACCAACCCAGACTCAAGATGTTGAGAGAACGATTTCATTGAGCCAGTCCTTAAATTGTTGGCTAAAGCCGGTAATGTGTTTGGAACACGCATGGTCCATCTGGCCACACATGCAGTAATTATCAGGCTGCGCCCAACCTACGCGGGAAAGATCCATCTCCGGATCGGTAACAATATGTGGCGCGTTATGCCCGCCACAGCCACCCTGGATAATGAAAACCGGTGTTTTGTAGCAGATGGCGGCAGGAAGCGCCCAACCCACACCCGAGACCACCACAGCAGCATGCTCAACCAACGCCAGTATCTGGGTTACAGACAACTCACCGGCGTGCAGCTGTAGATCGGCCGCTGGCGCATCGCCAACAATCCACTCTTCGCCCTCTTCCAGATCCGCCAGGCTGACCACATAGAAATGCTTCTTCAGCAGCGCTGCCGCCTCGTTGATGTATTTGGGGTCAGGGTTACGTGCAGGATTGGCCCACTCGCGCCGAACCGTAGCCGGACGAATAACCGCAATGGGCTTATCACTAATCACCGGCGACGGCCCATAGGAAGGCAAATCAAATTGGGACGCCACCTTGCAGAATTGCAGGGTCATGGCATCGATAATGGATCCTCGCGCCAGCTCGTCCGCCCCATAGAACACCGTGAAAACTTCGGCTTTCGTCGGTTCAGGCACATACCTCAACCAGGTGCGATCTTCGTTTTTCCGCTGAGTGCGCAGCAACGTGTTGGACTTGACGAATTTCACATCAAGATCCGCATACAACTCCGGCCAGGGAGTGCGAATGTAAGCTCCGGGGAATTGCCGAACAAATGCCCGCTGGTAGATGCTATCGCCCAGGCCTAACATGCCATTGATGTAGACATTTCGCTTTATCGACATAAAAACCTTTAAATTGAAGAGAGCGCAGCCTCAAGAGACTGCTTCTGGAAACATCGCAAGCGAGTACGCCGCGAACAGTTAATGATCTCCACACCCACCGCCCAATCACGCAATTGGCGAAACTCATCATGCCAACGGGCTACACTCATGGCATCAGGATTGGCGAGGCCAGCGTGGGCCCCATGCCAGTGAGCACCGTCGCGAATTGAACAGTCATATCCCACCAGCAACACCCGCCGGGCGCCGCGGTAGATGGCCAGCTCAATAGCACGTTGGCCAGAATTAAAACTGCCTGGCAACTGGCTCTCAAACCGCGGCAAGTTGAATCGTTCAGCGGTGAACGGGTCGCTGCACCAACGATCGGCACAATTCGTTATCTCTGCGTGGTATAACTCCCACCAGCAGCAATCAGCGGCATAAATGACGGCACATGACGGTATAAGGCGCCAACTATTGTTGACCGCGATCACCGGCAAACCTGATGCCTCTACCAGCTCACAATCCGCCTCAGTCAACGATGGCCCACTGGCGACGCAAACAACCGTATGCCAATCCATTCACAGCCCCGAAGAAAAAAGCCACCATCCTGCCTATGCGCTGGGTGCGCGGTGGGGACGGGCTGATGGCTTTGGTTATCCATACTTTTCTTTTTCACACTTTCGTTTGTGAATTGTTTAGTTAATTAATTGTAAAGTTTCATCAGGCAATTAGTTAGCAACACTGATAATTAATAGCCGATTTCCCCTGATACTGTCTGTGTTTTTTTGTGTTTTCCGATTGCCCCTTCCGAAGAGGGGCTTTTTTTTACTCTCCAACCCTGTACAGCATCACTTCCTCACCATTGACCCATAATCGAGTTATGCTGACTGACTCGGTTGAACTTACCTTTACACCAACATAACGCTGATAGACGCAACCACTCGACAAAAGCGCAAGTAGCACAATGGCGATTTGTTGATAGCTGCGCATCTCATTGCCCTGTACAGCTGGTACCCGCGTCAGGATGCGTATCAATGCATGCCCCCCCACCGGGGTAAGTCAGTACTACCGTATTGCTTGGTTGAACATCAGCATGCGTAATGCTTTCACCGGCAGAACCATTAGCATGAGTAAGAGATACCGCCGCGCAAGCACTCATACCTGTCGTGGCTACCAGCAGCGGAACGTTGACCAACAGCTTCTTGTTTTTTTTGAGCATTGATTTTCCTTTTCCTTTTCCATAAAAAAGGCCACACCGAAGTGCAGCCCTGTAATGATTTTCCTGTTAATTTTTCTCTTCAGGCGCCAGTGGTACTTTGAGATTTATCACGCAACCAAGAAGGATTCTAAGAATATGTTGAAACCGTGTCTGCTAGTAAATCACTTCGATAATCAGAAAGTATCTTTAATGTGAAAGAAACATCGCCAAGTTCAGCCTCTCCGGTTGCAGCAAATATAGTGAGCTTGACCAACTCCAATGAGGTATTCAGCTCATGGCCGTTTAACAACAAAAATACGCTAGCGGCCTGAAATGCCGTTCTTTTATTTGCATCATTGAAAGCATGGGATTTTGCTATGGCGACCATATACATAGCTGCAAAAGTAAAAATGTCTTGGCATCCTTCGTAATCTCTCAGTGTTTGTATCCTGAACAAGGCCCCCTCCAGCTTGCCACTGTCAGGCTTGCCGCTATTAGAAAGTGTCGAATTTTGTATTGCGATCACCTCATCAACAGATAAAAACCTGATTTCATCCATTATTTATCTTCCAGTTTCTTGATGATTTCAGCGTGCTTGCTCTGTGTGTGCGAGAGCGCCTTTGCAAACTCCTCTGGAAGGGAATTAAGCCTTGATGCCATCTTAGCCGCCATGGCTATAGCCTCCCGGGTACCAGGTGAGTTCAAAACGTTGTTTAGCTGTTTGCTCATTTCTTTTACCCCCTCAGAAATTTCTGGGGAAACCCTGAATTCCGGAATTTTCGACATAGCGCCAAGTGTGGGGTTAGCTTCGTTCACTTCGCATGAACCGCGGACCACAATATCGGGTTTACCTCTTTGAGTAACCGTTATGCTTTTTCCTTCCCGCAAAAGCTCAAGAATATCCGATAATTCAGAACGCATCTGGGTATAAGTTACTGTCTTCATATTCACCTCATTCTGTACATGTACAGAATAACTCAATATGAAACAGCAAGCAAAGCAAGAGTGCAGCCCTACTTACCAACGGCTGAAACCTGCTCTACTAAAACGCAAAAGCCCCGGCTATTAGCCAGGGCCTAAATCAGTGTTGCAGTGCTGGGTGCCTCCCAGTGAGTCGTTGGTCAGCCACCGTGACTCGTGGTCTTTCAAGCAAATTCCTGGTTAGAAATTCCGCTGTTTCACCCCGACGCTTAGTGGGATTCACTGCAACAAAAATACTTTCAGATGGGCAGACAAGTAAAGTCAAGCCTCATAAAATCGCGGTTAGCCAAGATTAAAAATAGGTGCAGTCTTTCTCGGCGGAGACTTCACATCAGAGGGGCGCACTCAGAACACCCAGGGTAAGTAGGGATCGATAGTGCATATCAAACTGAATGCGCCTTTCTGAGGCGCTTCCAAGCCACTCCGGGGATCCCTTCATCGCAGGCTGAAAAGCATTTTCTGGAGATTACCGAAATATCATATCAGCAACAAGTCAAAGTTGAGCGCGTCGCACAAACCGATGAATGACGCCAGGCCCAACACCTATGATCCCAGCAATATGTCGGTTGGAGCACCCATGACTCTGTTTCATTTCAATTGCTAATTTCTGTTGTTTTAGGGTCAGCGTTGTTGGTCTACGATTTACCAAGCCAAGCTCGAATGCATGCTTCGTATTTCGAGAATGGTCACACCATTCTAGGTTATTGACGTGATTGTTTTGTTTATTGCCATCCAAATGGTTTACGCAAGGAGCACCATTTACGTTAGGCAGAAAAGTTGATGCCACAAGCCGATGAACGCGTATACAGATTGACTTACCGGCACGTCCTTCCAGCCTGGTACTAAGTAATTTATATCCGTTGTGCCCTGTAGACTGCCGAAGTAATTTCCCCGTTCGCTTGCTCATTATCCGCCCATTGGAGCTAACAGAGAAAAACTCTTCATATCCATAAGCATCTTTCCAGACCTCTTCAGCCATAGCAAACTCCAGAAACAGAAAAGCCCCGACAAAAGTCGAGGCTCCAGAAATGACAAAACCCGCACTAGGCGGGTCGATTTGAAATGGTGTCATTGCTCTTCCTGCTGAGCTAATGGCGGTTTGGTGGCCCTTGCTGGACTTGAACCAGCGACCGAACGATTATGAGTCGTGCGCTCTAACCAACTGAGCTAAAGGGCCAAGGTGGCGAATTCTAAAACATTCCCCATTAACCACACAATACCATATGGTTATCTTTACATTCGCGCACAAAAAAAGCCCGCTCGGTGGCGGACTTTTCTTTAACGGGCGTACAAACCCCATCGTTAGGTCTGATATTAGGAAAAAACGGCAACTTTTGCAAGCGGCCAGTTTTTCACCGGGTGACCTTACTGAAAATACGCTCCAATTCGCTCTCTTCCTGGTAGCATTTGGTAAGCAGCGATTCGTAAAACGGTTTCCAGCTATAACGCCATGTACGCTCAGGCAGTTCAGGGATAAGCTTTTTAACCGCATGGTGTATGACTGACGGTTGAACCCGTTTAAATCCCCTACCCTTACATTTTGGGCATTCCTTCATGACCGGAACACCTTTAAGTTCACTCGCCTTTTTATCCAGAACGGTACCGGTCCCCTGGCAACGGCAACGAGCGCTAACCTTGCCTTTACCGCTACATACTGGACAGACCACCATAGTGACATCTTCCCATATCGTCTTTGCTGGTGGTTGGCTGCTTTCCTTCAACATCCACAACCCATTCTTAATTCTGAATTTATTTTCTTCCCACAGGATCGCCAGCTCGTTTCGATTTATCTCAGTTTTGCGAACCAGTCCCCGGCCCTGGCAACATGAGCAGGATTCTGCTGATAACGCAGACCGGCAAAATTCACCGTAGGCCATGGCAGCCATGATGCGCAGACAACGGCCTAATTTGGCGCCGGCGGCTCGCTTTATCGCCCTGGGCGCATTTTGGCTGGCAAATTGCGTTAGCATATCGACCGAGCGATCCCGGTCTTCTTTGCTGACGCCATATTTACCAAAGCACAGCGCCATCCCAAATGCAGCTTTCGCCTCTACCATTCCAAGCGCAGCCATAATGTCAGTGCCCGTTAAATCTTCACTTGCAGTAGCTCGGGAGGTGTCAGAGATATGCAAACTTTTCGGGCTAAAGTGTTTCAATGCCGTTTCAATATTCATGCCTTTACCCCGCGTTTGTTTGCCGTGGTGATCGCCCCAATCCCGAATGCCTTATTCAGCGTGCGCACCAGGTGGAACAGCTGGCTGCCGTGTTTGGCCTCCCATGCCGCTACATCATCATGCAGTTCGTTATGGCATTTGCGGGTCAGAGGAATGGTGAAAATGTCGTGAGGCTTGGTGCCAGTGCCGCCCAGGCCCTGATCGATGATGTGATGCGGGTCGTCTGCCGGCAGTCCACAACCACAGCAGCAAGGCTGCGACTTCACCCACTGGGTGTACTTTTCGCATTCCCAGCGCGTCAATTTTGGCCGCAGCATAAAGCCCGCCGGCGGAGCCGGGTCCACATCAACGAGTAACGCCGGCTTAACCTTCTCCACGCGCTCGTTGATTATCGCCTTCGGCTCCTTTTCCCAGACGATATCCGACTCTTTACGCGTACCTGTTTCGTCTGGTGCTGGTGGAAGGCGCAATGCCGAGCGCGCCACCGAATCAGGCAACAGATCGGAAACACCATTTAGCACGGCCCACCAGCACAATTCCGGCAGGCTCAGCTGGTGATCTTCTTTGAACCGAAAGTGCGTGCGGGCCCGGTACACCAGCCAATCCGCAACATTCTGCTTTGCCAAAGCGTCCAGCGTAGGGTGGATTTGCTCCCGAAGCAGGTGTTCATGGTGCCAGCACAAACGGACTGGCAAGCCGTCATAATCCAGAATATCCATGTTGTGATTGTGATAACCGTCGCCATGTGGCCACTGGCACTCGGTGCCGCGGCTCAGCCACTCACGCAGCGCAGCAACACCACCAGCGGCACCAATAACTCGCTCATGCATGAAAAATGGCAACAGACGCGGATCATTGGCCAGCCCCTGATCGGCGGCCGGCAGCAAACCCGATGGGAGTGGTTTTAGCTCTTCTGGTTCGTTGGCAATCAACAACCGGCGCTGGCTGCTGAAATAATGCAGCAGCTCACGACCGGGGCGCAGTATCACTACGCCCAGATCACGCTGCAGGTAGGGTGTTAGTAGCAGCCTCACTCTGCGCCTCGTCGGATTTCGAAGCGCCCTATCGCCGGGTGCTGCCAATATTTCCCCTTCTTCGGCGGAGTCGATTCGTCAAGCAGGGTGCGCATGGCGCCGTCAAACTCACATTCTTCGATAACTGTGACGTTCGTCAAAATGCCATTAGGCGCCATGAAAGGGACTTTTTTATTGGGTACGGCAAAGGCGGCGACCAGGTCCCTGATCTTTTGGTTCGAGATGCCAGATTTTGCCGAAAGGTTGCGGACGGTTTCCCAGCCAGCGGGGATAGATCCAGAGGATATTTCCTCGATTTTCTGCTCTACGCCGTTCACTTGCTGCTGCAGGGCCATCATCTTACGTTCGTTGATTGCGGCCTCTGTCGCCATGCGGGCAAGGATTTCAAGCTGTGTGAGTGGCTGACTCTGCCGGCTGCGCTCCAGTTCTTGCCAGCGGTCTACCAGGCGGGCGGTGAACTCAGGCGAAAGCTGGGCAACAGCAATGATGCTGTCTCGCTTACCTTGCTCTCCCTCAAAGACGTAGTATGCCGCCGGGCGACCTGCAGTGACCTTTTCCCCCATTGGGGGTAAAGCTATCACGCCACGCTCTGCCAATCGCTCAATGGATTGTTTGACTTTGTCGTGACGACTACCAACCAGCTCGGCGATCTCCAGGCTGGTCATGGCTAATTCGAATGGGCTAACGGTAGGTTGGTATGCGCAAGCGCCACCAATCAGATCAAACTGATTCATGTTCTTATTCTCCACACTGATTTTTATCAGGTCCCGCCCCGCTATCTGCAAATAGACGGGACCAACCTGCGCATCTCTTACCCCTGCAAGAGTGGATACGCGTGGATCACTATATTGCTTATTTTTCATGATGTCACCCCTGCCTATGCCGCCACTTCGCGGAGAGCACCGGCGCCGATCCCGATCAACTCGTCGCGGGATACCGTGGTGAACTGGCACCGCGGCTTGATAAATGGCCGCCAGATGAACAACAGACTGCCTTTGCTGTTGCCGTTCTTCCCCGGCTTGCCTGTGGCGGAATTAATAAACGCCAGGCGCCCATCGGTAATAAAGCGAACTTCATCGACGGACTGCAGCGCCAACGAAAACCAACCTGTTGAGGTGTCTGCCGGCAGCAACATCACGATCGGCTGATTCTGCGCGCGGCATTGTTCCGCGGCCTTTTCCACCCAAGGCGTTATGGCGCTGTATGGCGGGTTGCACCAGATGGCGCCGTAGCTCTCCCAATCCACCGCCAGCGCGTTATCCTGCTCTGTTAGGTAACGAGCACACAGCGCGTTGCCGTGGTCTGCTGCAGCGTCCAGGTAGAAACCAAACTCAACATCAAGCGCGCTGAATATCTCGATCGGGGTTTGCCAGCGGTCTTTGTGCTCTGCTGGCGTATTGCTTGAATATACGGTCACAGGATCCCCCTTTGCTGTTCAGCAGTGACCAGCAGCTTGATAAAGCGATAACGCGCCTCGATGTTGAATTGGGTCAGTACGCGCACCCAGTTGCGTTCCCGGGCTATACGCCGCAGATCCTGATCATCAGCCCAATGGATTCGCAGCCCTCGGATAGACCACCACCGGCGGAGCTGCTGCAGTACAGCCACCAGCGGGAAGACGGTAACGCCACAAATTTGTTTGGTTACTGGTTTCATGCGGCCTTCCCTCCGTTCAGGCGCTGGGCACAATCAGCCCAAATGCGGTTCCATGCCGGCACTGCGTAACTCGGCTGCATGGTGCGCACGCCGGCTTTGCTGGCCTCAGTTCTCGCCAACGTCTCCAGCTCGCCCGGGTTTTGAAGCGGCAGACTGTTACCGATGAAACGACGATAGGCCGCGTCACGCTCTGCACAGGCCACCGGCACCGAACGGGCTTGCTCAGGCTTCCGCCCGCCGTCATGCCAGGCTGTAGCCGCCAGCAGGTTGCCCGGGAACTTGACCGGCTTAAACATCGCTTCCGGGTTCAGGTACTTGGCGTATTCAGTCCCCAGCCAACGCTGGACGAGGAATTCCACCACCAGCTTGAGTTCCTCTAGCGTGTGTCCGTCCACAAGTCGGGCCCGGATGTTCTGCAGGGTGGATTTGGCAGTGGTGTATTTGGCGCCCGTCAGTTGGTTCAGGTGTTTCAGCACCAGAATGGCCTGATCAGTGATGTGAATTTCTTCAGAAACAACATCCCCCTGGTCGGCCGCCGCCGGCGGTTGACCAAAAGTGTTTTTATCTGATGGATCATGTTTTGAATTTACTGACGGATCGTATCCAGATTCTGGAGGGTCAAAACGCCCTGTATTGCTGGATTTTGACGGGTCAGATTTTGAGGTATCAAATTTTGATGCATCAGATTTTGATGCCTCAGATTCTGGAGGGTGAGAATTTGCAGCAGCGCGAAGCATCTCAACGTTCAGCTGCGTCATGCTTGAGGTATTGCGGTTGCCCTTCCGGCGCTGTTGGCGGGTGATCCAGCCGTCTTTTTCCAGTTTGGCCAGCGACGCGCTCACCGTGCTTTCACTGGCGCCAATCTGACGGGCGATCGTCTTCACTGACGGCCAGCACAGGCCTTCATCCGAGGAAAAGTCAGCCAGGCGCGCCATTATGGCTACCATGGACAGTTTCATGCCCGCCGCCGCGCAACCGTCCCACACGTATGCGGTCAATTTCGTACTCATAAAATAGTCCTGGTAAAACGGGCCCAGAAGATGATCAGAGGGCAAGCACAATGCCACTCGTAGCCTGGGCGCTGGTAAACAACTTTCTGATTTTCAATGTCGTGCGCGGCAATGATGACTACGTGACCATGCTGATCACGCCAGCGACTGCCGATATCTGGGTAATTAGCCGCCATTAACCGCGCCTCCACTCGTCGTAGATGCGCTGCAGCAACTCTGGGAAGCGCGATTCATAGAAATGGGGCTGGGTTTCCCGCGGGTTATTCGGTGAGGTGATGTTTTTCCCGAACCGCAGACCAGTGGCGGTGATCGACCAGAAGTGCTTTTCACCGTGGCGCCGGCTTGGGCGGCTTTTACGCTCGACTATCCGAAGCCGTTCCAGAATGCGATAGGCCACCGGCGTGCTCATCGTGCTGCTGTTCAGCTTCAACAGAGTGGTGATCGCCGCTGTCGGCCGGCTGGAGCCGTCAACGGCATCCGATGGCGCATCAATGGCGTATACCGGCATCAGCGCCGGCAGGCCAGCCAGCTCTTGCAGCTTCTGCAATGCCCCCAAGCGTGACGACTGAGAGAGATTCAGCAGCTTGGTAGCAGATTCCACGATCAACAACCCGGCCTGGATCTGGTCTGTCTTGGTCGCCGGCAGTTGTGGCGCCGGTACGTTGGCCTGCTCCAGCGCCGTCATGCGATCGAACACCTTCGCCTGTATCTCGTAGCTGTAGCTCATTGCCATCAGGCAGGCTTCGCGCTTGGGTAAGTGCAGACATGGAAGCTCGCGCCCGGTCGGGTCGGTGTACTGAGCGAAAAATTTCGTTGAGTGGTTTTCACCCAATACCCGCGGCGCCTTCGCCATAAAATCGGCGTGGCGCAAACGGGTATGGCCCTTGCTCGGGAACGAGGCGCCGGCGGCGATCGCTTTCGACTCACGCTCAGCGTTGATGTAGTCCACCAGCTCCAGGCTGGTCATAGTGATCCCGGTCGCTGGTAGATTAGTCATGCTTCACCTCGCTGTGTCGTGACAACCAGGCGCCGCCATCTACCACCCATCTGGCAAACTGGTAGTTGCTGGCAATCCACCGACCCAGTACATTGACCTCATACCGGAACGGCGACGCAGAATTACCGCCAGTCATTGCACGGCAGCGGATTTGCGGCACCATAGAATTTCTGGTTAAATTGCTCATGCGATTATTTCTCCACACACTGATTTACTCGCACTGACGCCCAGGGGCTGCAACCTCTGGGCGTTACCCTTTCTGGCACTTGGCCTTTTTGCCAAACAGCGCCAGCACCGCCCTAACCTCTGCATCACGCGCCTGCAGGTGCTTGCGGTGATAACGCATGATCTCGGCAGCTTCTTTCTCATCAATGACGCCATCTGCAAGCGACTCCTGAATGATTTGATCCACATGCCCACGGTGTGCGGCGGTGCGGATGCTTTTGCTGAACAATTCCACCTGGTCCAATTCGTCCAGAGCGGGGATCTCCACCACCAGCAAACCCCGGCGCCGGGCGAAATATTCGGTCAGCAGGTTGGTGCCCGAGATATCCTCCATCGCTTCCAGTTCACCGATCTCGAAGAAGCGGCAACCGTTCTTCTCGTAGAGGTTGTTGTTGAACGCCGTCTCCGACATGCCCAATGCGCCGGCCATCGCCGATCGACCACCAGCCACTGCCTTGCACATGCCCTTCACTACGTCTTTCAAATTTGGTTCTACCATGTTGATTTTCCTTTGGTAGTTACTGTTATCTTGCCGAGGCAGTAGACTTCTGTATCAGTTCGATGAGAGTCAAATATCACTACTGCCATTGCTCACGTTGCTGAATCTCTCTGGATAATCCTCGCGGTTGAATCTGATCGCGTTATCAGTAACTTCAGATATCAACAACGCGTATTGCCATGGAATTAGCTCCCCCCACAGGCTGACGGTGCTCTTTGATACTCCCAAAGCCTTTCCTGTGGCGTTTGTTCCACCGAAATGGGCCAAGACTTCTGATTTTTTCATGCTCATCTCCTAGTTTATTATTGAGTTTAACTATCAAAACCCAACAAGGTCAAGCATCAAAACCATATGTGTTTAAAAATACAAACATGAAAATTCAAGACATGACGATGAGTGAACGCATCAAGATGCAGATGCAGAAACTCAACCTGAAAAGCAAAGATCTGATTGAGGCCACCAAGGCGTCAAAGGGCACCGTGAGCCAATGGGTGAACGGAGGAAACGAACCATCTGCACAATATATAGCTCCACTGGCTAAAGTACTGAGAGTCAGTGAACAGTGGTTGTTGTTAGGCGGCGCTCAAAGGCAAAAATCGCCGGTCGCGAATACCAGAGAACTCCAAAAAATTCCTCTATTATCATTACAGCAGGCGGGGGAATGGAGCGATCTAATGAATCAGGATTTAACTCACTTCCAAAATTGGATAACAGTCTCGGATGACGTATCCCCCTTCTCATTTGCAGTACAGATGGACAATGACTCTATGGTAAGCGCGGTCGGAGATGTCACAATTCCACTTGGCGCCACGGTGATAGTTGATCCAACCCAAGAGCCAACGGCTGGTCGTATTGTTATTGCATTGCTCGATGACCACAAGACTGTCACAATTAAGAAGTTATCCGTCGATGGACCAAACATCTACCTTGTTCCACTTAACAGCAATTACAAAGCGATCCAAATTGCCAGCCTGGGCCAAGTAATTGGTGTCTGTTTACAGGTTCTATCAAGACTACCCTAACCGCAGCATACAATTTGAGAACATCACATTAACCAACCCAGTATAACTGGGTTTTCTTGTACTCCTGCCTCGCTCAAGTTTTGATATACAAACTTTTCGCTTGACGCATTTGTTTTGTTATGTAAACTTTAATTCATCAACAGCGAACAGGCAGGACGCCCACGAAGTAGCCGCCCGAGGCGCATGAAGATCGGGATGATTCGCTCAGGTGACTTTCAGTAAGGGGTTTAGGTGATGGGAAAGGTTATCGAAAAACAGAAGTCCCACGAAGAATGTATGAATGATTTCTTCGGCGAAGAAGTAAACAAACATTTTGCTAATTATTTGGTTGAATTATTTGGGCCAACTATATCACGCGTCGCTGAAGACTACGTGCTACGTGGAAAACCCAAGGCTGATGTGCTCAGCGCAGTAACAACCACTGCAGAAGCAATGGTTGTTGGTATGAGAGCGGTTCTGAATTGCGTTAATTCGTCTCCCGAGCATCAACAACAGCCTTATGGAGCTCCGAAGGGGAACATTCAAGAAGATCAGCAAACTGGCACTTAATTTTATTCACAGCCATCAGAAATTCAGCAGGTGACGAATAAGTTTCATTTTGATTGCGGATATATTCAAACGCAAATTGAGTTACAGCATCAATATTTTTCATCTCAATCCTTCTTGGTTGTGTGAGAACTCCAAGATACCACGCGCCGGGCGTGGTTAAAAATCCCGGCACACAACGGCATGCTCACTCGCCCTTTCCCTCAGTTCTGGGAGCGGTGGAAGATCCTAACTCATGAGTGAGCATACCGTTGTGGATCTGGCTGGTGGACTTCAGGGGCGTTGTCCGCCGGCCACCACAACCGATGAATTGCTTTGTGTAGTCTTTGGCGGCCACGCCGAACTTCAACCCACCAACACCAGGAGGATGAAGATAATGTTCATAGGCTGGCCGCCCTTTTTACACATCAGGTGGCGTACTGTGCCGGTTTCCTTATTAATTTCTCCACAGTATAGCCCGGCACGGTGCGCCACCAGGTGTGTGGAGAAAACCGCGGCGATCGCCGCTTCGTGTGAGGACTATTTTATGAGTGAAGACCGCAAAACCAATGTGCCGGACTTTCTGGGTGAACTGGATGCCGGCGTGTTTGAAAATAAATTTTCAGCAGCATTAAACGCTACTGCGCTGGGCGTTCTTAATAATGGCGGTAAAGGTAAAGTCGTTATTACCCTCGACATTGATCGTTTAAGCAATTCGGTTGAAGAAAAGCGCGTCAGCATTAAACATCAACTGAAATTTGTAACCCCAACACCACGTGGGAAAGTTTCAGAAGAAGATACCACCGAAACGCCAATGTACGTTGGCAAAGGCGGTAAGTTAACAATTCTGCAAGAAGACCAAGGTCAGCTATTTACAGTAGATGGTGGCACTGACGGTAAATTACGGGTCGCAAAGTAATAACGCGCCCTTATTCATAAACGCTCTATTCAATTAAACCCAAAGGATTATTTTATGTCTCAATTAGATGGCGGAGCAATTCAACAAATTAAAGACCTGGTGATTTCTGGTTATCACCTTCGTGATATCGAAGGACTGGCCTGCCCGACAGCAATTTTACCTGAAGGTGTTGGCGTCGAAAGTCTTGAACGATTCGGCCTGGAACGCTTCCGCTTCCGCGGCATCATGGAAACAACCAGCATTGCCGATTTTGTTCGCTACTCCACCGGCTATGCCAAACAGGATGAACCAGCACGCTGCTTCATTGACGCCGACAACATGAGTGCACGGTCAGTGTTCAATATCGGTTCCCTTGAGAATCCAGGCCATGCCGATAACGTCGCTTCGATCAAACTCAAGAAAACAGCACCATATCGTGCATTGCTGGCAATAGATGGCGAACGCCTGCGCCAGAAAAATATTGCCGAATGGCTGGAAGACTGGAGCGACTATCTGGAAGCATTTGATGCCGAGGGTAAAGCAATGTCTATCTCGCAGGCTGCCGGTGCCGTTCGCCGCGTAAGCATTAAGCAAATGTCAGAAGCAGATCATGAAGACGGTGATTTCAGCGGTAAAAAATCACTCATGCAAAGCATTGAAGCCAGCAGCAAAGACGTGATGCCGGTTGCATTCGAATTCACCTGCACGCCGTATGAAGGCCTCGGGGAACGCAAGTTCAGCCTCCGCAATAGCCTTCTGAAAAGTGACGAACCGCTTTTCGTCCTGCGCATTGTTCAACTTGAAGCGCAGGAAGAAGCAATTGCCAACGAGTTTCGCGATCTGCTGATCGATAAATTCGATGGCGGTTCAGTCGAAACCTTCATCGGTAATTTCAAAGCCTGATTTTTTAAATAAGTAATACAGCCTCAAATACCCCAGCAATGGGGTATTTGGTGAAGTGTTGCCAAAAACTGTGTGGAGAATAATTATGTCTTGGATTTTAACTTTTACGGGTAAACGCTTTGATTACGAAGCGCCAACCGTTGACGCTATTTGCATTGAAGATATAGCACAAGCCTTATCTCATGAATGTCGCTTCAATGGTCATATTCCTGAATTCTATAGCGTGGCACAGCATTGTGTCATTGCCAGTAAAATCGTCCCGCCTAGTTTTGCTTTTGAAGCATTACTGCATGACGCGCACGAAGCATATTGCAAAGATATTCCATCACCGCTTAAAAAGTTAATTCCCGACTATCGCGGCATCGAAAATAATATTGATTTTGTTATTCGTTATAAATTCGGCCTTCCAGCCACCACCAGCCCGATCGTCAAGCATGCCGATCTGGTGATGCTGGCCACCGAACGCCGCGATCTCGACATTGACGATGGGACACCTTGGCCAATGCTCAACGGGATCCGCCCTTCGGAAGACATTTTCGTTTCACCAGTCAATCCAGTACAGGCCAGGGCGATGTTCATGCAGCGTTATAACCAGCTGGCCAACGAGAGGGCTGCGTGATGTTCGGCCTGTTCCTGCTCGTCTGCTACACCTATCAGCCCTGCGAATTTGTGCCGCAAGGCTGGGTATATCCAGACAAAAGTAACTGCCTGGCGGATATCCACCAGCAGAAATTACCCTCGCAATACGAGTGTCTGCCGGTTGATGGAGTGATCCCGGCGCAACGCCAGGAGGCCGAAGATGCTGACTGATAAAACAATCCTCGATATGTGCTGCGGTCCGCGCATGTTCTGGTTCGACAAAGAGGACGAGCGCGCTGTATTCAGCGACAAGCGCTGCGAGAGCCACACCCTTTGCGACGGTAGAAAGCTGGTTATCTCCCCGGACCTGATCGCCGACTTCACAGCGCTGCCGTTTGCAGACGGCAGTTTCTCTGTTGTCGTGTTCGACCCGCCGCACCTGGAGCGCGTAGGCCCCAATGGCTGGCAGGGCAAGAAGTACGGGAAGCTCGACCGTGAAACATGGCGCGATGAACTGCGAGCCGGGTTCGCCGAGGCTTTCCGCGTGCTGCGGCCACACGGCGTGCTGATCTTCAAATGGAACGAAACCCAGATACCGGTTAGCCAGATCATCGCCCTCACAGACGAAAAACCGGCGATCTGGCAGCGCACCGGAAAGAACGACAAAACGCACTGGATCATCTTCGTGAAGGGGGATGGCAATGGCTAAACCGGTTAACTGCGACCACATCACGGATGAGTATATTGAGCAAGCGTTCGACGGCACCAACTTTGGCCCCGTTAACAAACGGAAAATGTTAGAGCAAGGGTGCCTTAAAGCTGCGTGTGACTCATGGTCTGGCCACACCCTCTCTACCATCATGGTGGAAATCGGCTTCACGAAGAAGCTGCACGGGAAATTAACCAAACTCGGCAAACGCTTCCTGATGGATGCGTTCTATCAGCCAAAACAATCGGGCTAAAGCCCTGAAGGAAACAGCATGAGCAAAATACTGAAGTTTTATGGCGCCAGCGATGATCTGTTTGAGGTTGAGGGTGCGATACGTGAAGAGATCGGCTGCTTTAACGAGCTGGGGATCTATCACTTGAAATCTGCTGAGGGCGAAGTGCTGGTTGTCGCAACCTACACCGATGAAGGTTGCTGGGCTATTGGGCTTTGCCAGGTTGGCGAAGACGTGCCGGTACCAGCTTGGCCTGTCTCATACTCCATGCATGAGCGAGGTTACAGCGTCCAGCTGACCATGGAAGTACCGGACGATACGCAGCTGGTTATGGTCAATGAGGATGACGATTGATGAGCAAGCAAACCTACATCGAAGATTTGCAACATTCGCACCTACAGGAGCTGCAGGCGCGGCGCTATCGGACGTTCTCGCCATACAGGCATAGAGGTAATGACCGCTGGCTTGAGGTGTGCAACGCCCACAACCGCAATGTAATGCGAAAGGCTCGCCGGAGCATAGGAAACAGCAACAAGATTGGCGTCAGAAAGACAGGGAAAGGTATGTGCGGCTTTTTACTTGAACTGAAAATGTGGGCGCAGTTTGTCAACGGCAATCGCCAAAATTCCGGCATGCCTAAACGTGTGTACCGCATCAACCACCGTGGGGTGATCACCCATGCCTAAACATAACTTTTCACCACGCCTGGTGCGTGGCATCAATTTGACGACAGAACAGGACATGTGGCAATGCAAAAAGCATTATCGCTTTCGCTCTGGCAAGTATTACGGACGGATCAGATATGCGGAAGCCCAGCATGGATAAGCTGAGCGATCTGTCTGATTTGCCAGTCTCGGTTGCAGAGGAAACGATGGAAGTCGCCGGGATGCGGGTAAAAGTTCACGTCCTCGACAACGGCCAGCGCGTTATCGACGCAGCTGATGCGGAAAAACTATTTCAATGGCTGGCAGCGGCCCCAACACAAGGTAAAAACAATGAATGATCTGATGATTGACCTGGAAACCATAGGCAACAAGCCAAATGCACCAATCGTGGCGATCGGCGCCGTGTTCTTTAACCCTATGACGGGTGATCTTGGCCCGCAGTTTTATACCGCGGTAAATCTGGCGAGCGAATTGGCCGCCGGCGCCGTTCCCGATGGCGATACCATCAACTGGTGGCTGAAACAAAGCAGCGAGGCCCGAGCGGCGATCACCAGTGACGAGGCAAAGCCCATCGCTGAAGCCCTCGATGCGTTGACCAATTTTGTCACCCGCAGCTGCGAGCAGCCTAAGTATCTGAAGGTTTGGGGCAACGGTGCCGCCTTCGACAACGTCATTCTGCGTGAAGCCTACGAGCGCTGCAGTAAGGCGCCATGCTGGAACTGGTTTAACGATTTGGACGTGCGCACCATGGTGAACCTCGGCCGGCGTGTAGGATTCGACCCGAAACGCGATCTGCCTTTCGACGGCGAACGCCACAATGCACTGGCAGACGCTGTACACCAGGCACAGTATGTTTCAGCAATCCACCAGCGATTGCTATCACCCCACCAGCATCCGAACGACCTGTAAATATTTAACGGCCCGTTGCAGCGGGCCTATGTGTGGAGATAACTCATGCTACAGATGCTAAAACTTGAAGAATGGGCAGCTGAAAAATACCGCAGCGACCCACCCTCAGTGAGCACATTGAGGCAACGAGCCAAAGCCGGCCACTTCAACCCACCAGCTCAAAAAGAAGGTCGATGGTGGCGTGTGAGAGAGGATGCTGAACTCGTTGGATCGCTGGCAGAACCGGAAAAGAGAAAGAACGACAACCCAAGGTTGCTGAGGATTTTGAACGATGGCTGCCAGACCACGGAAAAATAACGTAACAATACCTAACCTTTACCCACTTTTTAGCCGGACCGCCAATAAAATTTATTGGCGTTACCGTCACCCTATTACCGGCAAATACCACGCCCTGGGTGATAATGAGCAAGAAGCGAAAGAGATCGCGATTGAAGCAAATAATCGCCTAGCGGAGCAGAGAAGCCGCCAGATGCTGGCTCTAAGCGACAGAATTGCCCAGATCCGCGGGAAAGAAATTACCGTCAACACTTGGCTTGATCGATACTGGAAAATACAGGAAGAACGCCTTTCTGCCGGCGATATTAAACCCAATACTTTCAAGCAGAAACGAAAGCCCGTTGAACTCATGCGCCAAAACTACGCGATGAAGGCTTTACCTGCCGTGGATGCCCGCGATATTGCGGCGCTACTGGATGAGTATACGGCAGCTGGGCAGCCACGTATGGCCCAGGTTGTTCGTTCCGTCCTGATCGACGTATTCAAAGAGGCGCAGCATGTTGGTGAGGTCCCACCGGGATATAACCCTGCGTTGGCCACCAAACAGCCACGCAGGAAAATTACCAGGCAACGCCTCAGCCTGCAGGAGTGGCAGCAGATTTTCGATATAGCGGACAAGAATCACCGGTATATGGGAAATGCAATGCTGTTAGCCTTGGTCACCGGCCAACGCCTCGGGGACATTTCTGCCATGAGGTTTAATGATATCTGGGATGACTGTTTGCACATCGTGCAAGAGAAGACTGGTGCTAAGCTTGCCATTCCCCTTTCACTCCGTTGTGAAGCGATCAACATGTCCCTGCGTGAAGTTGTCGCACGATGCCGAGATTACGCCGTCAGCCCGTATCTGATCCATTACTTCCGATCAACATCGATGGCGCAACGCGGCGCCCAGGTAAGCGGCAATACCCTCACGGTAAATTTCAGCAAAGCACGCGATAAAGCAAACATCGATTGGGGTTCCGGTACGCCGGCAACGTTTCACGAACAGCGTTCTCTGGCCGAAAGGCTTTATAGCGAACAAGGCCTCAATACCCAGTTATTGTTGGGCCACAAATCGCAGAAACAGACCGACCGGTATCACGATGATCGAGGCAAAGATTGGATCACTGTCGCGGTTTGAAGAGAGAATTTGGAGGGGGTTTTGATAAAACGTTTTGATAATGTTTTGATAAAAAATCCAAGTTGAATAATAAAGCAACGGAAGCATTTAGCTCCCGTTATTAATTTCACTCGTTACTATATCACATATGCTCTACGATAGCGTCGCCAAACCATGAACATTTCAACAGCTTAGCGCCTTCCATCAGGCGTTCGAAGTCATAGGTCACGGTCTTGGCAGCGATAGCACCTTCCATGCCCTTAACGATCAGGTTAGCCGCTTCGAACCAGCCCATGTGGCGCAGCAGCACATACGATGTCAAAATTAACCAACTGAATTATATATATAAATATCACAACTCCAGATTGTGGCATTTCAAGCGAATCGTGTTTAATGGACCTTTATTCATGGTGGTTTCAGTTGAGTTTTGCAGAACGAACCGCCCCAGCGTCAAAGTAGGCAACCGGCAAAAAATGGTGACCGGTCATTGTTATTTTTCACGGACTAATGCAGCTGCATCCCGCAATACGCCCTTGTATAGCGTGTTGCCGACAATCTTACGCTTCATCTCAAGAGAGTCAGCAATGTTAGGGCGGTTCACATCCATACCATTTGCGATTAGGTCGATAACCGCGGCACCGATCTCGTTGGCTATAAACACTGCTCGTTCTTCGTTGATTTCCATGTCCAGACCTCCATAGCATAATTTTCGAACAGACTACCACACTGACCAAACATTGAAACATGTCCCCACGTCCGTTATGTTACAACCATAAAAATTTCGAGGGACGAAAGTGAACAACACAGAGATAGTGGAACGGATAGTAAAAGTGATTGTCTCCCCAGAAACAGTTGTGGGGTTGCTTGATGGTGCAATGTCAGTACCTGTTGATCTTGGCTATCTAGCCCTAGGCATTTTTGACACAAGCAATCGTAGGAAGATGGAAGACGAACGCATTCGCATGATGAGGGCAATGAAGTCCGGTTTATTGAACTATCATCACGTCATCAGAACGACAAAAATCATCATTGATGCATTCGCCGCTTACGTTCCAAAAAATACGCAAGACAAAATATTTAGAAGCGTGGGCTCCTCTTCCGCTGGCCGAATGCTTACCACCTCCCTGATTTCATCAAGAATAGTGAACAGCATAATATCTGCAGGCGGTGCAGCCATGATTACTCGAGGTGCAGGCGTTGCTACGAGCTTCACGCTGATGGCTGGCGGTATGATAGAACGAAGCATATACAAATCAATCGGTCTCGAACGTACGCATAGCGCTGTTTACTACAAGCTTAGAAGTGCAGGAAACTTGGATTTCATCTACTTTTTAGTGCAACCCTATGTTGATCCGTTCATCGATGCTTTGGCTGTACGTAAAAACCAAGGTGATGCAGCGTTTAGTAGATTGCTGCAAAACATTGAGGAAAAAATGAAATGAGAAAAGATAGCATCCATATTCGCATACTTTCTTTTTTCTTTGAGTTTTTCTATCAGTTAATAGGGGGGGCTGGATTCTTATTGTGTATCTATTTCTTCTTTAGCTTCGACACGATAACTCAACGTGTCATCGCCATTTTATCGACAATAGCAATATTTTGTCTCATTTGCTGGCTCGGCGACACACTCATCAAAAAGCTACGAGGTTATTGATGGTACCAGGCCGACAAATGCCGGCCATCTTCATCAATACGCCTTCCATGCAGAGAACACCAGCGGATCGCCGAATGCATAGCGCCGGTGCTCAACCGTTGAGTTGTACGGCATATACACTTGGCGGCACGCACCAGCATCAACCCCGGTTCGATACACCTTTAATGCGCCAGCCACAGCCTCTGGGTAGTTTAGGGCCAGCGTGGCGTTGCTGGTCACGTTCTGGAAGTATTCGCCAGGTTCAGTTATAGCGTTTAAATTCGTGCCTGCTGGCATAGTTTTATCGGCCACAGGAACTGCACCGGCATCCTTCGCAGTGATCGCATCTTTGGTCGCCAATTTCCCCAACCCAAGATTTTTCTGCGATGCTTCCTGTGCTTTTTTTCCTGCGTCAGCGATTTCTGAGAGGTTGTTTTTGATAGCCAAAAACTCAGAAACCACTGGGGCTGCCGTGACTTTAACAACTCGGCTTGCACTTTTACCAGACAGAGCCCCTTCGACGGTTATCGTAGCAGTACCTTCCCCGGCAGCTGTCAACTGACCATCTCCGCTTGCGCTGGCTACTGCTGCATCGGTAGATGAATAGATCAACGGTTCGGTTGCGTTCGATGGTGTTTTTGCGATCACAAGCCGGTAAGTATCACCGGCGACCATATCAGGGATCGCTCCCATCGTGATATTCGTCAGCAAGATGTTAACTTGAACGGATACGCGCACGCTAAGTCCCGAGCTAACGCTGGCAATTATGTCTGCACTCCCTGGCCCAACAGCTTTTAGAAGTCCTTTGCTGTCGATAGTGGCCACGGCGGTGTTTGTACTAAGCCACGATACTGGGAATTTTTCAGCAATATCTGTCGGGAACACCTGCGCCGTAAATTTTTGAGTCTCCCCAACGCCAATACTAAGCATCGATGGCGTAACAACGATGTTTGTCGGTGTCGGTTCAGGTGCGATGTTGTCAGCCTGATCGGTCTTAACGATATACATCAGCGCTATATTTTTCGGATGGACGTCGGGCTGAGTCGATACTTCCCCGGTTGCAAGGTATCGCTGATTACTCGTTGAGAAAGTTCGCGATGCTGGACCAGTCAGCCCTTGAGGGATTTGTGCTTCTAAAATCGACTGCTTATCCCCGCAAATCGCGCGGCCCCGGTATGATTCTCCCTCCCACGCATTTTCCTCTTTACGCTGCGGAAAATAGCCATCGTCCGAATCTGGCCCCCAGTTGTTGCCGAATCGGCCAACATGGTGATAGTGCGTAAGGTCGCTCTGATCTTGATAGCTCGTAACCCCGCGGCCTGGATCTGGGTCTTCACCCGAACCGTGCGCCCATCCACGAATGAATCGACCGCGTAAGTCAGGGACTTGTCCAGAGGGGTATACTGCATGAAGTTTAGGGTTCTTCACTACGTCAAAAGCCTGACCGTTTGCCTCAATCCATCCATCTGGGGGCACAGGGCTACCCCACGCGGCAATGATGCCAACCGGCAGCAGGAATGGCGCCAGCTCAGTGGTTATGTCGCCAAGAGCATTTTTGATCGACTGTTGAAGCGTTGGGGGCGTAATAATCAATGAACCATCTTTACCCGCATCTGCTTCATCTTGCGTGGCGCGGCGATAAATAAATGCCTGCCATTTAGCATCTTTTGTACCTGGCTCAGTCGTGTTGTTATCCGTCAGAGAAACATACGAGATGAATGCCCCGTTGCCCTGGCGATGACGAACAACAACGCCCACGCCATAGGGGTACGCTGTACCGCCGTTATTCGCCGGCGTGATCCATTCGGGGAAGCTGTCTGTTTGATACTGCCTCAGCGCAACAGTGATGGCATTCAGAATACCGTTCATCACGTCACGCTCTACCTCCTTGGCATTCGCATCGCTCATCAGGTCTTTTTGGTAATCCTCGCCCCATCCCTCGACAAAGCTGACATAACCTTCTGCATTTTTATCGTCGGGAATTTGTTGCTTATCACCTGCACTGGCGAAGGGGATACGGAAAAACTTCTGGTCCATCGCATTCTCCAAATAAAAAAGGCAACTGCATATACAGTTGCCTTGGCACTTAATGGTTAAATAATGGTGTTATTGATAGCTGAGCGTAAAATCGGCCACGGCATGATAATCACCCGGTTTAATGTTTCCCGGCACACCATCCCCCTGGAGATAAACGGCAAAAGGTAGGATGTTGTTTCCATTCTGGAGAGAGAAGCTTTTGCTTGGCTGCCCCAGCTTAATCACCTCTCCAGTGCCATCAGTAAACGCAATACTGGCACCACTGGCCGTCCCCGAAATACCCAGCCGCCCATCCTTTCCTTCCATTCCAGAGAAGGTGACACTTACACTACTTCCCGCGCCGACTTCGCAATTCTCAAGGTTAATTGCAAAGCTACGAGGTGTAGACTTGCCTGAACCATTTGCTTCCAGCAAAACTGTATCGGCAATTTGACCCAGGTCGATCGTTTGATCGACACTTTCTGGCGAGATGGAGCAAGAAGCCTGTGTGCTTACAATACTCCCAACCATCGTTGCCTTACCATGCCCCTGGTCAGCTGCAACACAAACAGAACTGACCATTCCCAGAGAGATAAGTGAAACTGTCATTAATTTCTTTGCAAACATAATAATCTCCATATTGAAATTTCGCCGTAATTGGCGAAACCCACGATATAACCATGCAAATGAAATGGAAATTCATCACTGTTGTGTCAGCGACAGGTAAAATTATTCAAAATCAATTTTTAAGTGCACCTCCGGCAAGCACATAAAAATACACACTAAATTTCTCTAACTCACGGGATCTGAATATCAATACCGTTTTGCGCAAGCGTGCTACCGATGAGCACATAGAGATATACGCTAAATTTTTCTAACTGACCGGTATCTGGGTATGGTGTATCATCTTTTAAGTTGAATGCCTTATCGGGTGCCGCACTCATAAATACCGACGTGACTACTGAAATAAAATCCTTATCCAGCACATCATATGTCGACATGGCCTGAACCGTAATAACGTTCCCCTCTTTGTCCAGGAAATATTGTTGCAATCGGGTGTCCACGGAGACAGGGATAGGTAAGCCAGCAAGCGATTTATATCGAAGCTGATTTATTACTTTGTTCTCCATGCGATAAAGAACCGAACCATTCGGAAATGTTTTTACCAACTTCGACAGAGGAAGAGTTTTGTACTCTGGACCGAATTTAGGAATGATAGCCCGCATGGCATCAACTTTATATCCGTCTCCCTGACGCTCAAGTAGATTGCGTTGTCCAGAGCCAGGAGATAACGTAAGTTCTTCCGGTCCAGGATCGCCCTTATCGCCCTTCGGCCCAACCTCACCTTGTGGTCCAGCATCACCTTTTTCGCCTTTCTCTCCCGGAGAACCGTCAGCGCCATCTTTACCTGCCGGACCGACTGGACCGATATCTCCCTTGTCACCTTTCTCACCTTGTGGTCCCTGAGGCCCAACGTCACCGGTTTCACCTTTTTCCCCCTGAGGGCCGACCTCTCCTGGAGAGCCATCTTTACCATCCGCGCCCGAAGGAATGAGGGCAGTAATTTGTTCAATATCTGCTTTCCGGGTTTCCCCTGCCTGAACAACGGGGAATAGCTCTGCACCGGTCAACGCATCTGCAATAGGAAGGTCAGAAATCATGACACCGGTTGCATCTGATTTAATCGCCACACGGTTCATTTTCGACGCAGCAGAGCGCCCCCCGGACTTGCGGCCAGAGGGGAGTTTTTTATTCGCCATATTTACTCCAGATCAGTTAATTTTCAGCGGTTCAGACTCAAGTTCGATCGCCTGGCAATCCAGAGCGATGAGCAAAGCGCGGGCAATGATCGTCGCCGGCGGAGTGATATTTTCTACGGTGAAATGACCCGATACATCGGTTACCGCATACCGGACATAGGGTGCGCCATCATCCCCTGTAATAATGACCGTCACGTCCTGCTCGGAGACATCAAGCACGTTTGCTTTCAGCTGGCCGGTGAGTACCCCATCCGCCCACGCTAATGTAATGGTGGCATCATAATTGACGGGAGGCGTGCCATCACCGTACCAGAACGGCGCACGGTTAAAATTGGCATTGTGGATACCGAAGCCAAACGGCTTGTATTTGACGACGCGGTGCTTACGCATCCCAACCCCCTGAGGACGGGGAATAAGGTCATAATCGGCCACCAGCTGCTGCACAGCGATACTGACGCTATCATCCTGCCAGACAAGCCGCATCGTCATGTCCTGTGCGTCGAGGACCGTAACATCCACGTCGAGAATGTAATCCGCCGCTGCTTTAACATCGTCAATCGTGGCAATCCCGTTATTTTTGCAGATTTTCGCTTTAATCATTTTCCGATAAAGCACGTCGTCTACCTCAGCCACGACGCACCCAGGATAAAATCGCCCCACAGGTCGTTTGCGGTAGCCGGCAATGCGGCCGCAAATATTGAGCTGTTCCCCTTCTGCTTTATCAATGTCAAGAATATTGCGGATTTTCTCGACCTGCTCAACGATATTACTTTGCACAATATCGGGCAGCGTTAGGATCCACTGAATTAATTTAGGCGCATTTTTATATTGCCAATAAATGCGACTTAATGCCTTGCTTTTAAATTCAGACATAATTTATCTTAATATTTTCCACGCTGAACACACCCAGTTGATTAAACGTGACAGGAATGACGCTCTTAGTGATGTCACTTTCACTGGTGCCGATTGCGATGTTACTCACATAGTCATCGCCACCGACAAAGTAGTTCGTCGGCGTATAAAGCCGCCCCGCTGCCAATGCCTCACCAATACGAAACCCTTGCTTGGCAAACCCCGTTGTTTCATCAAATCCCACCAACGTGTAATCGACAATGGCGGCTTTAATCAGCGCTTTTTCATCTTCGCCCAGCGTACTGGTTTTAATATCTACCTGTACATAAATCGCCACATATTCCGGGCGGTAAAACGTGATGTTTACCGGTTGCCCCTTCGGGGTAAACGTATCCACGCTGATTTTGTTAGGGAAGGTGTTGTAGCGATTCAAACCACAGCCTGGATTCTTGTGTGTGGCCATCGCCAACACAATGTCGCTCGTCTCACCACCATCGATAAATATCGCCATGCTGTGGCCGTAAACGCCATGCTCATCCGTTTCGCTCTCGACGTTCTCATGCACCAGTGACTGTTTAACGCCCGTCACGTTGTCCAGCGCCGCCTTGATGTTGTCGATTTGGTTATTGCCAGGCAAAGCGACGGAGTAAGTGCGACGCACACGAAACGCATTGTTGCTTTCTTCCGCCTTACCCAGGCTGGCGCCCTGCGTATTCGTCACAGCGCGTATCCGTGCAACGGGCGTCGCGATAATGGTCAACGTGCCGGGGTTCGCCCCCTGTGCCCCCGCTGATGTGCAGGTGACGCTGACCGATGCCCTGCCGCTGGTATCGGTGATAACATTGGCATCCGTCGCCCACACGGTGCCTGTAACACGATGCCGCACCTTTGTCCCCGCCGGTACTTCTATCAGGCCATCCCCTTCAAACTCCACCACATCGGTCGAGAAGCTTTCCGGCTGGCGTTGAATGCCGGCAAACGCAGCGATGCGGTCAAGCTGCTGTCCGATAGCCGAGTTCGGATCCACAGAGTGGTAGCTGTTCACCACCTCTTCATCAAGATTGGCCAGCAGTTCGGACCAGGCAGCAATTGCCATACCGTCCGGGGATTCCGGGTCGATGTTCCAGGCACTGTCTATGGCAAGGTACTTTTCACTCACTTCATCCTTGTACTCTTGCAGGGTTTTACCCGTGACCCCGTACTTTGTGATTTCAGCCATTACAGCTCCTTCTCAAACAGGAACTCAAACTGTTCGTTGTTGATATCGGTCAGCGTGGCCGATACCGTGAATTTGCGTTTTTTCGTGTCGCTGTCCATCTCGAAGGTATTTAGCGCCATCACGCCACGCGTGGAGAGAATACGCTGCTTGATATTGGCCTCGGCAATATCCCGCGCGCTCTTGCCCAGGATGCTCTGGAACCACGGCGTGCCATCGGTCGCATCCAAAAAATACTCCCCCAGAAAAAGACGAAGCCTGCAAATGCAGGCCTGTTGTGTTTCGGTCTTACCGGTAACGAAGTGATCACCACTCGTCACGATGTCGCCATCAGTAAAATTGCGGATCACTCTGTTCCCCCTTTGTTATTCCGGTTCGTCAGTCTTCCCACCACCGTTCTCAACCCCACTATGTGTATGCGTCGCACCAATGTTCACACCATTGTGCCGGAGCCCCTCAGGGGACAGAGATAGCTTTTGCCCCTCGGCCATCAGCTCAACGCCCTCATCGGTAAGGTGAAGCCGTACCGTCCCGCTGGCGTTGCTCATTCCTATACCTTCGGTAGGCAACCCCGATATACATGTGGCTCGCGAGCGATAACCGGGTGCAAAAAAAGCGTCTGTTGCGTCAAACATCCGCGCATCCAGTGGCCGCACAGGCCCGCCCTGCTCCAGCCAGTAGTCAACCGATCGTTGAGAAAAATGAATTAAACCTTCCGTTCCTTCCGGTAACTCATGAAAGACGGACCAGACGGCAGAGCCGGAGAATTGAACGGGTACATGGCGGATCTCTGGCAGTGTTTTAAATTCACCGCTTCCTTCGTGCCGCTGAATACCGCACTCCACCACAGCACGCTGAAGGTCGGGATCGTAATCAATCACTTTTCCCGGCAAACAGATCATCAAGTCCCAAAGCAGACGGGGCCGCAATCCCTTTAACATTGTCAAAAATGGGTTTGAATCCTTCATACATCCCCCCGCCAAAGACAGACTGCCGTTGTTTTCCAAACATTCCCCCACAAAGCCCCTTCATGAGCCGTCCTGAGGATAGTGAATTTCCCTGTTTTTCTCTGTTTGTCGGCTAAATTCTGCAAATCAGTGAAGTAAGCACCACTGAAATTAATTGTCCAAAAACGAGATGTAACATTCATTACATCGCCTGGCTGGAGCTGGAAATTCAGTTTCACATCAACTTCCAATGAGTTTGTATACCAGCGGGGCACGCCCTCCATCCCATTCAATGCAGAAACATCATGTTCAACCCAGTCTCGTGACGCGCCGTCACGGATGATGATTGTTCGTGTCGGCGTATGTAGCCACCAGAAACCAAAGAAAGACTTCAAGTCATCTAATAAAGCGCGGCATAATTTCCCACCGGCATTTCTTCCACGGGTAAGCATTGGCAGGTCTGAAAAATCCCCCACGAACTCGACCGGTGCCCCCAACCCTTCGGCAATATCACGGATCACATCCTGATAAGGCGTATTATCCCCCCAGGCTCGATATGACACAGCATCCCATTCTGTTGCCGTTGCTGAGCAGAACAACTTAATGCAGGTGCTAACACCGTCTTTTGCCACTTGGACGCTGTTTATTCTCCCTGTAAATATCACCCCGACATTTTCACCATACCCGGCTTTTAACACGACCCTTCCATAGTGATTATTAGCATCATCGCGCAACTGGATTAATTCACGGGTACGTGAAGAAATGCCATAAATCGTTATACCAGCCGTTGCATTAGTATGCTGAGGGAAATTATCAACCAGAAAGCGAATTTCTATGGGGGGCTCATACGTCAGCACTTCACCACTGGTTGTAATAATTTCCAGATGGTAACGGCGGTCAAAATATTTACTCATTTGCCACCCATTCCAATTTATTGGTTACACCAAGATTGCCAACTGTTGGGCTTTCACCACGCAGATATAATTTTCCAATATCCGTGTTCAATCCAGCCAAGAGATTCACATCAGGATGTAATGCCCGCCCAAGAACCACAGGCTCCCCATTCTCATAAATATCAACGCAAAAATAATGAAATCGGGTTAGCCACCGCAGGCGAAAAACCAAGTAATGCGACCCCAACTGAACGCGAAACCGTTGGAAGGCATAGCCACTACTGAGCGGAATTGACAGAAATGTTCCCTGGCCGTTCTGGGAGAGGGATAGATTCACTTTTAACCTCCGAAACAACAACCTCGCCACCTGACAATTCACGCTGTCCCTGCGTTGCCGATGAATCACCATAGGGTAAATTTGCGTTCGTCTCAGCCACTGTGTCGTGAATGATCGTGAGCTGAAGGATATCGACCGCGATAATCAATCCGCCCTCAGTATTCATCTCTGTCTCAGTTCGGGTGTTGGTGATAATACAATTTTTGTAAGACGCCCCCTTGCTGGCAACAAGATCGAATGTCTCGTGATTGCGCTGGATGGTTCGCAACTGTTCAAGAAGTCCCTGAGAGCGCGTCGTCTGCTGGTTTCCCTGATAAACCGCCAGCCCCACACTTGCTGCTACCCCTGCCAAGGCTGCCGTTCGTCCTGATAGCAAAGAAGACGCCACACCCACTGTCAGCCCACCACCAATATCAACAAAGGGCTGCGCCATCTCTTCTTGCTGCGCGATAAGCCCGCGATACCAGTTATCTGATACGCCGATCTCCATCGTTATTGCTAACGAGCGCGTGACGGCGTTATCGTGTGCGGTAGCCGCGGTTTCGAGGGGGTATTCACTGACATCGGTCCGAAGTTCGGTGCTCTCCTTTAAAAGCGCGTCGAAATAAAGACTGCCGATCTTCGGCCTGTTTTTGGTAAACAGCCCGGTAATAGCCATTAGAATTTGTCCCCAGGTAGTTGCCCCACTGCTTGGTTAACACTATCTGTAGCTCGCCCAAACACAATATCGGCAACCTCATCAGCATTAGCCCCTGAGGCATTGATTGAGAATTGGTTATTGACAGTAACAGCGCGTGAGCCGCCAGCGGCACCACCAAAGGATGGTGGCGTATTATTCATGGCATAAAAATTCTCCATGGCCTCGTAGCTATGCTTCGGCTGAGCATAAGTGGAAGACGGTAAGGATGCCCACACACCACCAAGACCGGCCGTGGCCTCGGCAAAATTACCATTCAGCACGTTATCCAACTGGCCCGCACGCTGGATTAGGTATAAGGCAGCCATATCCTGACTTTGTGGTGAGAAGTCCTTTAAGTTGAGAGCCTTGGCGGCTTCGTCCCACGATGCCTGCGTAAACTGATACCGCCCCGCAGCTGAGGTTTTATTTCTCTTGCCATTTTTATCAGTGAACTCTTTCAATATACGCGGGTGATCACTCATATCGGAAAATTGGTCACCACCAAACATTGTGTTGTAACCATTATTCATGTAACCGGCAGTACCTTCCGACAGTGCAATGACATTCAAATACTTTTGCAAATTTTCGTTAGAGAGTTGATTCGAGGCTTGCTGACTATTCGTAAGAAAGAATGGAAGTTCCTTTTGTACAGGGATTACCTTGCCTAATAAGCGATCATTTTCAGCAATATGATTTACCACACGAATTGCAGTCTGGTTGACGAGTCTTTCAGCAGGCAGTTCATCGTCAGAGACAACCTCCTTTTCGCCAAACAACCATTTTAAAAAATCATCATTTTTCACCACATAACTATCGCGGAGCCAATTCCGGAACTCCTTCCCCTTTTTCTCAGTATACTTTAATGACTCACCATAAGCATCACCTGATATTGCACGACTTGTCAGATTTAAAAATTTACTCACCTCATCTAATAATGGCCCACCGATTTGCGCTTGTAGATTTTCAAAGCTTGTAGATAATTTAGCTAGTTCCTCGTTGAATTTTATTGAAGACTCAATGAGTTTTGGATCAAGGGCTTGGTAGAGTGGTTCGTAAACCTTAAGTACATCATCAAGCCCTTGCGAGCCCAGTTCCATCAGACGGGTGAGAGGATCGTTATCACCAGCCCCGATACCGCTTCGTAAATTCCGCTGCTGCTCGTGATCCATGCGCCCATAGGACTCTACAAGATACTTAAACGCATCCATTCCAGGCTTATTTGCAAACTCAGTAGGATTGAATGTTCCGCTCCAATATGCTTTCGAACCCAACTCACCTTGCTTTGCCATTTGCTGCAAAGCTGGGATTTTCTGAACAATGCCATTTGCTGCTTCTGGGTCTTGCCCTAAAGCGCGTAAAGCAAAACGCAAGCCTCCGATTTGTTTGACGGCAAATCCTGTAATCTTGCTTAAGCGGTCCATCTCCGTTGTAGATTTGGCAAGGTCTGAAGTAAGCGCCTTAAACCCGAATCCAACACCCGCTGCCGCTGCCAATTGGACAAAGCCAGTTTTAACGCTATTAATCGCAGCATTGGCTTTATCAAAACTTTTCTTATCGGTTTCGAGGCCGAGTGAAACCAACAGGGAGTCTATGACCTCTGACATATTAGACCTCAGATTTTAGATGTAAAAAAGCCCACTAAAAGTGGGCAAGGAAATGGAAGGCAAAAATTAACAATCATGACCACTGCCTAGAGGAATATCCCGAACATCAATATCATACTCAATCATCTTATTATTCTCACCTTCGATTGAAATATGCAAAATACGACTTCTCAATATGTACTGTAGAAGTTCTCTCATTGGAATGGTTATCGAACCGCCGTTAGCTTGAGAGTAAAGGCTTGCGATTTTATCTTTTTTATATACGTCACTACCGATTGTCACAAAAGCTGCTCTGAGAGGGTTAGGCTCGCCTGATTTTAGTGCATCTGTTTTTACACGCCCCACCCCATCCAGTCTTATTAATTGCAGCTTTCCTGGTACACCACCGATATATATCCTCACTCTGCTATCAAGCATCTTTGTGGCTATATCAAGACTGCCATTCTCTACAACGCGATGTTCCCAGCTCCCATCGCGATGGGAGCAAAGGTTATCCGCCCGGCAAGGTAACACCACCAACAACAACAGAATCAACATTCCTTTATACATATAATGAATCTCCCTATATTTTGAGCAGAAATCCTACCACCCCTTGCCCTCAGCGTCACCCCAAACCAAAACAAAACCCGCCGAAGCGGGCTACTTATTTCTTGCTCTTTCAGCCGCGTCAATCACCTCATCCAGAACATCATGCATAGCCTGCACATCCTCGAGACAATAAGTTCCATCAATCATGTCAGACCATGCAGCCAGTGGCGGGCATAGTTGCCCGACACCGGCACAAGGCCGCCACAGAAACCAGTTTACTCTTGAGTCTCTGCCGCTGCGTTGGGGCTGGTTTTTTCGCTGCCGCTGAGTTGCCAGAAAGGGCCGATATTTTCTTTCAATACCCCCCCGATCAATCCCAGAAAATTATGTACTTCATCCTGGAACATATTTTCGGCCACCGGCACATTATCACTCTGACGAACAATATTACCGTTAGTCAGGCATAACACCTTCAGACGGTTAAGGTTGGCCGCGTCCACTGCCGCTAAACTGGCCACTACTCCCATCGGGGTCACGTTGTCAGAGATAGCAGGCAGCAGACCACACCGTGATGCAATTTGCAGCATTTCCACCTGGTCTTTGGCTGACGCCGTTGAACCAACGTATGGAATCTCATTAATTCTCACTTCAATATTTCGTGCCATTTCCGTTCCTTTTTATCTTTTCGTATCGATAAGGTTCGCCACTAATTCATCGTACTGCCCGCCAAAATCCACCACCTGCCGCAGTTCCAACACGCCGTCTGCCGCAATAGTAGAATGACATTCGCCTAAAATCAGGCTACGGGATAACCCCGCCGCAAGGCTTTCGATTTTTTCCGGCGAATAATCAGCGCAGTTAAGCAGTAAGGAAAGGTAATCAACCTTCGTTTTCAGGCTGGAGCAATCAATGGCTACGCGTAGCGGTTGTTTATTTGCCATCAGGTTTCCTCCGAGTCAGCGAACTCGAATGTAAATTGCTCGTCACTGGCGCTGGTCTTGCCCCCGCGGGTCAGGCTACCACGTTGGGTCATAACACCGTCGAACGCCGCCACATACTCATCCGTTCCCCGCTGACGAAAGGTGAAGAAGAAATCCACACCGGATTTTTCAATCGCCAGCAACTGGCGCACTTGGTCACATCCCGGCATCAGGTTGACGGTCAGGCGCTTCGGTCGGGTCGGCCCATCCAGGCGAACGGAGGTTTTGCCGATCCCCCGCTTCAGGGTGGCGCGTGCATCAATATCTTCAATTGTGATCGGCGGATCGCTGTCACCGAATTCGTCGATCGGCAGGCCGTTTATCGTCAGATCAGCATGGCTGGCGCCGTAGTTCTTCATTGCCATCGTCTATTTACTCCACAGTTACGTTCAGTTCGGCGACATGGCCGGCACGCGCCAGAATGACGAGGATTTTTGTCGGCGGGAATTCGCGCTTCTTGCGCTGCTCCTTGGTCAGTTTCAGGACATCTTCTTCTCTGGAGAGGATGACGAAACCAAACGCAGACGTTTTCTCTTCACCGGTTTCTTCATCCGTGAATGTCCCTTCGCCCAGCACGCCGTTGTTATAGAAACGCTTCAGGGTGCCGGTCAGCACGTTCAGCAAGCCACCGTAGCCCTTCGGCGTTAACGGCCGTTTGGTGCCAACGTTGGCGATGTAGTTGTAGCCATCCACCTGCAGATGGTTCTTCAGCACATCGATGTTGATCACGTCATCAATAAATTCGCCATAGGACGACATCGACACGCTGTTAATCACCCGGCTGGTATCCGTCTGCCCAGCCAGCTCGATCGGTGTGAAAAAGACCGCCTTTTTGGCTTTCAGCGCCTTGTAGTGGCTCGTCTGCAACTCATCGCCATCAATTCCGGGCAACACCTGATACTCGGCAGTGATTGCCGTGTTGAGCCCATTGGGGCGGAATTTGGCGAACGTCGCTGCGACCTGTACCATCGAATGCGCCTGCGAGGGATCAATATCCACCGCTTCTTGTGCTCGCCACCCCGCAAACATATGGCGATTACCCTTTTTCGCCAGCAGTGAAACGATGTCGTCCTTCACATTCTGATCGATCACCTCATCCTGTGTATTGGTGTACCAAACAGGATGGCCGGCAGCGTCGCTCCAGTCGCTGAGCAACAGCAGATTTTCGTCGCTGTAGTCTTCGGTTTTAAAGAAGTAGTTGTAACGCCAGGCGGCTTCGGCTGCTTTATTGACTGTCGCTATCAATCCCTCATCTTCAGGATTTTTCATCCACACCGTGAGCGTCGACGGACGTGGGATCTGTGCGAAATAGCGCGTGGCAATACGGTAAATTTCACTGGCGGTCGGGAAATCCGCCCCCAACTCTGTCACGCCAGAATAATCGCGGTAGGTATCAACGGGGAATTCAACGCCGCGCAACGTGATCGGAGGTTCATTCACGATAATAGCCTGGCCATCTTCCGTCTCAATTTTGTTGCCGTTTTCAGTGAGCAGAGCGCTATCCGGTTCCGCGGCCTCTAAATCAGACGGATCGGCAAAAACAAAGGCGGTTGCAAAATCTGCATACCCCAGTCCGGCCGCACCGATAATCACGTTGACCGGGATAATATTGTCTACTGAGTACGCCATCAGGCTTTACTCCTCTGTTAAATGAATAGAGAAACCCGCAGCACGTAATACTTTGCTGCTAACTTCATGGTTAACAAATAAATGAATGTCAGCCTGCCAGCGCGGCTGAATACCGGATTGAAAATGCGAGCTGAGATTGCGGGGATTGCTGACGTAACGAAAGCCTATCTGGTTAACAAACAGAAAATCGCTAACCGGGGTTCGAAAATTGGCGTTATGCAGCATCATCGCGGCCTGCGACGCGCCTTCATTGAAGAAATTCACCGACAGCATCAATTCCATCGAGCTGGCCGTAATTTCCTCCAAATCCTGCCAATCCTCCCCCAGAGACTCGTCGAACTCCTCCACCGGCGCGATAAACTCCAGTCGCTGACCGGGCTGTCCATACGCCCGGACGGGGATAGGATTGTAGGTCGCATAGAGCGTACCGCCTCCTGGCGGTGCTCTTCCCTGATCGGCAAGAACAATGCGGGCGCTGTCCAAACCAGAACAAACTGAAACCAGCCCCTGCAACAACGCATGCAGTTCACTGATTTCTTTCATTTCACAGGCTCCCTGACCACTTCAACAACAGCGCGGCAAAAATTACGCCACGGGCGATTATCTGCCGTCATCACCCGCCAACGACGCATTGTCACACCGTCGCTAAATTCCAGCAGATCACGGTATTCGCCACTCTCATCAGGCATCAGATAGGTTTTCCCATCGTTGATGTGCACCGTTCTGAAGTCACCAAGCATGGCCACACCACCTTGCCCAACCAGTAGCGTAATCTCTCGCCAACGAGCGGGCTGAACGTTGACGTGAGTAAGCGCCTGGCGGGCAGACTCCGACTCCTGCCACACGCCGCCAGGGCCGGAGTAATCACCGCTCATACGGATCAGCCAAATCCCCCCGGCAATTTTCGAATTAAATGTCGAATCAACGTGGCCGCGCATATCCAGCCCATTACCAAACATGGTCAGTCCTCCACGACATGAGTGATGGCGCCCTTCAAAATGCCTTGATTGATCAGCGGCGTTGAGCTGCCTTTCTGCTTAATCGTCGATGGGGCGTTGGCGGGTGCTATACCGGTTTCGATAGCCTCCAGGCAGTACCCCACTGCACGTGCGCCCATCTGATCCAGCATTTGAAAGGCAGAGATCTCCCCTTTAACCACCTGGCGGGAAAGCGCTGCAAAGCCCTTCTTGATGTTGTCCTGATTTTGGCGCAGTGGTACGCGGAGGAATGAGCGCTCAGGTACTCGACCATCAGCAGAGCCAAATTCCTGCACCGCCCCAATCACCACGATCGGCGCACCATCTTCATAATTCCCACTGCCGGCAGGTAAACCAACCAGCACTCTTTTTTTACTGGTGACTCGGTCCTGAATTTGCTTCAGCTTTTTGGCGAGCTTTTCTCCGCCGCGCACCTCCGTATTAAATTTCATACCATCAGCGCTCCGGTTCCGGCTCTGCGACGTAATCGCAAAAACTCAATGCCGTACGATGTCAGCGGCAGATCGCCATTAATCGTCTGCTCTTCCATCGATGTCGATGGCACAGCAAACGACGTGGACTCATCCCCGACCGATTTACCTGAAATCGCGTAGGCCGCCCCCGCATCGCCACCTTCACCGTCTTCACCCATTGCACGGCGGCGCATAATCAGGCGGTGTGCCGCAAACGCGAACATTCCGCGTTTTTTTATTGACGCGGGACGATCGTAATACCCCAACCACCGCTTACCCGTTTCTGAATCACCTTCCTCCAGCGCGAGGATCACTTCGTCATCAGGCCACCGGGCGGTGTCCTTAAACTCCGGGTAATAAGTCCGGAAATCAGTCACAATTTTGGCTGTAATATCCATCCGAAACCCCACAAGAAAAACCCGCCATAGTCGGCGGGTTCGATGGTAAATAACACGGCGGATTAATCTTCGTCCTGCTGTTCCTGCCATTCCTCAATTTTCTTGATCAGCGTCTCGGCTTTGGCTGCTGGCGGCGCTGATTTTCCAAAGATGGCCTTATATCGGGTGCGCAATTTCTGCATATCCGTTTGTTCACCCTCTTGTGTTTTGGCAACCAGCTCGCCGTCCACTGACAATTCGCCGCTGACAACGTAAGGATGTGAGGAAAAATCCCCCGCCACTTTTGCCGCGCCCTGTGCAGGAATGGTGTGACGTTCGCCATTTTCGTCTGTGACCACGATCGGCGCATTGCTCCAGTTCATCAACTCAGCCATGCTTACACCCCATCCACGTAGTGAGCCGCTTTCGGAATACGCCATTCCGTGCCACCGGTGCGGCAGAGAGCCGGCACCTTAAAGTTGATATTGTCGGCGGTAGCCGGTGCCAGGAATTGCAACGGCATTACGTCGTGCCCTTTCACCACACGCATGTCTTTCTGATACACCATCATGCGATCCGCTGCGTGGCCACCATCGGCTTTCGTCAGCAGCAGATCGTCGGTGAACTCCATATCCTTGAAGTTTTCACGCAAGAACTGCAACAAGGTGTAGTTCGAGGCGTTGGCAGAGTTGAGCATGGTGCGCATCAGCAACTGCATTTGTTCCGGTGGCAGAACAAAATCAGTAGGGCGACGGACCGTCTTGGTATTGGTCAGGTAAACCTGGTTGTAACCAGCAGCGAACAAATCAACGATAGGCTGCGTGCCTTTGGTCGGAATATCGGCCACCAGTTGCTTCAACGTGGCTGGTGCGGTTTCTTTGGACACATTTCCGCTGGTGAACAAACCTTCGCCAATTTCATCGTGGCCCAGCAGATAGATTTTATTCATCCCCTGCTCTGTCACATCACGAACGGCCTGGCCTTTTTCAACGTCCAGATTGACGTTGTTGAGCTGCGCGAACCCAATCTCTTCCAGCGTATAGGTATACCCCAGCGCCGCTGTTTTGATTTCGTGGAAGCCCTGATTCATCGCGATGTCCACAGTCGGCACGTCGGTAGAGTTTGGACCAAAGAGTTTCAACTCACCGCGTGCATCAACCGAACGGAAGACAACCTGTTTCGTCCAGTCGGGGGCTGAGTCATCCAGCGGAACCAGCGAGCTGTACTTGTATTGCGGGTATTCAAGGCGATAAATTTCGCTCTCGATGTAAGCTGCCTGCTGCACCAAAAAGGACAGCGCAGCGGTCGGCGACATGTCAAAAACGTTTCTAGCCATCTATTTTCATCCTCAATCTTTCAATAATTCAATATTTGACGGGGCGGATATAAAAAATCCGGCCTTACGCCGGATCGCCTTTGTCACCTTTTGGTCCCTGTGGACCTTCTGGACCCGCCGGCCCCGTATCGCCCTTGTCGCCTTTTGGCCCTGGAGTTCCACCACCACCGCCACCAGCACCGGCCATGATGCCGTCTACCTGAATTTCACCGATTTCGCCTGCGGCCACGGTATCCACCCACTTCACAAAATCGAGTACCAGGCCATCACCACCGGTTGTAAGACGCCCGAGGTTTTCACCTTCCTCAGTGATAACGCTCACCGGGTCACCTGCCATAGCGCCATCAACGCACAAGATATACATCGACCCTCTGCGCAGCAGCGACGCCACATGATCAACGGGATAACCAATCGCATACTCGCCATTTTCAGTAGGCGGCGTTGGGCTGGCTTCGGCCATTGAACGCACCGTGAAACCGATAATGTCAGCGGCTTTGCTGGCGGCTGTTACTGGTGCGCAGGTACGCTTGCCCACACCACGCACAGCAGCACGCCCGTAAGGAATAAACGCGTCTTCCACCATGCGGCTGATAACGTCAGCAACATCGATGGTGGAGATTTGGCCTTCATAGCCGCGACCACGGAATACCGTGAAATCATTCTGTGCAATTGCCATTATTTTTTGTCCTCTTGGTTACGGCCATAACGCTTATCCAGGAACGCCTGACGAGTGGCTAGACGTTGTGCTTCGGCATCGCCGAGTTTCACTTTTTTACCCAACTCACCACCCAGGCGGCGCACGGAGTCTTTCGCTTCCTTGCGTTCTTCCTCCTCTTCCTCGTCTTCGATTTCTTTGCGTTCTTCCTCCGCATCGAAATAGGCATTTACATACGCCTCTGGCGCCTTATCCCAAGAGGCGTATTTTTTGCACTTGATACCTGCCGCATCGAGCGCTTGGCGTTTGATAGTCAGTGGATTGACGGAGTCACTGGTAAATTCCTTACCAGCAATTTTTACGGCTGAGTCCATAGCGGAAATAACATCGGCCAGACGGCTGGAGATCGCATCTTCTGAAGCTTTTTCCTTCAGTTCTTCAATCTCGTCGTCTTTGGCATCTGCCTTCGCCTCAGCTGCTTCTTTTTCTTCATCGGCCTTTTCTGCGGCCTCTTCGGCATCCTTCACACGTTTTTTCAGACTGTCGAGCGTGGTTTGGATAAGTGTTTGCGTCGCCTCGTCGGCAACTTCTACTTTGACGCCATTGTCCAAAGTTACTTTTGGCATGGATTGTTTCTCCGTGGGTTTATTGTCAAACAATCGTGCGCGGCGACCGGCGCGAGCCTGGTCACAAAGCGCGGTATGGTTGATGGTGATATCCGTTTGCACGAACTCATAAGGGGTGCCGTCCGGCGCAACACCGGCACGCTCAACGTATTCAGAGGTATAACCGGCAGAAAGCTCAGCCTTGCCCCTGTTAATGCTGTCGATGGCATCCTGATCTTTAATCAGGTAGTCAACGACAACATAATTCTCATCGTCTTCATCAGGACGCCCCGGTGACGTGGCGTGTCCTACCGACACCTCTTTAAACGTGGTCGAATCAACAAGATCGTCGGGATGCTCAACGGTGACATCGGTGTTGTCATAGCTGGCAAGACTGGCCGGTGAGAACACCTCTTCCGGCGGTCGATATACGTTAACAATGCTGTTTGGCGGCCTGTCCGTTAACCCCAGTTCAGACGCAAGGTATTGCTGCACGCCGGTGCGAGCAACCCGCCCCGGAACGCGCAAATAACCGTTCTCGGCAATAATGCGTTGGGTGTTAATAGGAAAGGACTGCCGATCGTGGAGAGTGATCCGCATTTATTGTCCTATTGGTAATCAAGTCCCTGAATTTGAGGGATGGCGTGGCAGCGGCAACCGATATGGGCCCGCCCAGGGAACAGACCGGTTTCGCCGTTAAATTGAGCACCGCGTGACCAGAGATAAACGCCCGGTCCGTAGCCCACGTCGTTGCGGGCAAGAACAAAACATTTAATTTTGGCATTGGGGTATTTCCCCGCCGGATTTCCACTTACACGGCGATCCTGAGATGTAGACCAGCGGAATCGCGTAATGCCTGCCGATTGTTGCCGTCGGCTGGTCGTATCGCTGCGGATCTTCGCCGTCTGGTCACGGGCGATAAGGTGGGCGCGTTTGTAAGCAGCCCCGGTCACCTGCTGCAAGTTGCGTGTCAACGTAGTAACGCTGTCACCACGCATGATGCTATCCATCACTTCACGCTGAATGTCATCAAAGTAATCGGACGATAGTGATTTGATCAGCGCGACGTTACTTTCCACCGAGGCATCAAAAAAACCACCCAGGCTTTCCCGCGTTACCAGCGCAGACATATCAATGCCTATTGACCGGTTAATCTGCTCAACAAACGCACTGGATGAATCAGACTCAGCCCGACTGACCACGGTTTGAGCCAACCGGTGAAACTGTGCTTGCAGTGTTGCCGAGTAAAACTGCTCTGATGCCTGGCGGATGGCCTCTTTAATCAGATCAGTAAGAAAGCTATCGGCGGTATAGTTGCGACGTAGCACCGGAATGAGCACCGATTCGACCGAGCTGGCCATTAAGCGGATTAACGCCCGTAACTGGCCGTTGTAGAATTTCTCGGTATCGTCATTCAGCGTTACCGGTCGGATCGGCTTCCTTCGGGTCTGGGACACTGTTGCCATTCGGGCCTTCAGTTTGTCCCAGCCGGAATTGATAATCACCGTCCCGGTCGGCGCTTTCATCGTCTTCGATGCGGGTAATATCAGATTCGTCGATGCCATAAAGCCCCTGATCCATCAATTTACGTGCAACTTGCGACGGCTTGACGACCCTCTGTTGCAGGCGAATATCATCAGCCTGTGCGTCAGCCAGACGCTGATCATGAAGTTCGCTATCGCTAGGCTGCGCCAACGGTGAAAACTCGAAATCGTAGCCATCGGGGATCGCACCCAAAGTTGAGCGGATCCAAACAGCATCAAGATTGCTGAGGAACGGCCTGTATTTTGTCGTCTGCTGCCCGCGAATATTGTTGTTGTAGTTGTTCATATCCCCCTGACCAGAATCACCGAGCCCTTTCGCCTGCACGCCAAATAGGCGCGTCATGGGAATACCAGCGGCCCCCGATGTCCACTCCATCAACACCGCGAGGATTTCGCCTAATCCACCAAATGAGATCGGCTTGCGATCGAAGGCTTCATTCGAATCCAGCAGTGCCAAGCGAAAAAGGGATTTCATCATACCGAACAAGCGGTAACGCTTTGCTATCGCTTCATCCATATCGCCAGTGGACAGATCATTACTCAAGTTGGTGCGGGTTATGGTGTCGACGTTGGCCTCCAGAATCAGAGACGCTATGCCACCTTTTGCCGCCACTGAATCCTTGATGTCGTCCAAACAGCGCCGCAACTGGCTATCATCCCACCCACCATTAATAAGCCGTAGCCTCATTGGCAGTGCCGCACCTGGAGCAACAACAAAATGGCTGTGGTGAATATTTTGCAGCCCACCGTTTACCCGGTACACCTCCGGGCGCATGTAGTTATCTGCCAGAATATTGGTGACGTTATAATCGAACCCGTTGATCAGCATGCGGTCGAGCACCTTTAGCTGCTTCAGCGAACCCTTTTTAATTTTTTTCAGGTTTAACGGTTTTGCGAGGTCTTGATCTGTAAGCATCAATACCCCGGCACCGCCATATACACCTGCCCAACGAAACGCATCTTGAGTAATGCTCTGGATACCGAATTGCTTTTCTGCATCCTGTAGCACCTTTGCGTCGTCAGTTGAGAACGTGCGCCATTCCCGCGTTGCATCCTCAACCGGAAAATCAACAATGGCACGCGCTACCCAGTTTTCGATATATGCGGACTCCATTTCGGCAAAGTCCTGCATGGTGCCGAGCATGAATCGGTTATGGGTCCGACGGTCTCGTTCGGTTCCCATCCCGGTCATTACGTTTTCAAGCCCATCAGCCGTCAGCCGTATACGCGGCTTCCCGCCAACGTCAGGGAGTGACCGTTTTTTCATTTTTATACCCAGTCTTTTTCAGAGATCCCCAAGGAGGAAATCAGTTCGATATCGATCGCATCCATCCAGGTATCCAACATGTCATCATTTGCGTGGCTATCGTCGGCAGAAAAATCAGCGCATTCGGCCAAACCGGGCAGCACCCAATCGGTTGCCGCTGCGATCCTGCCGTCGTGATACTTCACATACGCGATTTTGCGGCCATCGTCGGCCATGATGGCGGGTACATAGACTGTGCCGGTTTTGATTTGAGGGATGACGTTCAGGCAACGGATTAACTTGTTCTGCCCGGCACCGCGAGGAATTTCCAGAATCGGAATGCTTTTACGTTTTTTCAGCGTGGTGATCAGCCCCTGGCCCGCCTGTTTATCCTCTATCGCCATATGACGAAGTGGTGCCGGCTGGCGAGGGTTATGCGGCTTCCATTTTTCCCACAGCTCAACCGCCTTTTTCAGCAAGTCTTCCGGGTCCCAACGACCACGCACACTGTCGATGATGTACAGATTTTTAGCCCGGTCGACACCCACCAGCGTGAAGACCGTGTAATCGTTATAGTCCTCAACTTTCCCGCTGTTTGTATCCACATAAACGGCGCGGTGCGTCAGAATCGGCAACGTTTCATAACGCGGGAACCAGACCGTATCAATCAGACCACCAGTCAGTGCCCGCGGGCGCTGCATGTACTGGCTCCAAAACGTGTATTCGTCGCTTTCCCACAGTTTCAGCAGGTCACCGATGTACTCGTTTTCCGGCCAGTAGGACCAATACCGGACACCGTTCACCACCACACTTTCGGTGTTTTTTACCTGGCTCCAGCACATCGAACGCCATGGCTCAGCCAGTGAATCGATAAATTCTTCACTGACCAACGCCGGGATCGCGACGTGGTGGAAATCTACGCCCATGCCGCCGGCCAGCATAAAACCGGTAGCGTCTTTCATGTGCAGACGTTGCTGGATGCTGACGAACGGGGTCGGATGATCTTTTGACTTATCACCACGACGTGAGCGGATGGTATTCACCAGCAAGCGGTTGGCGGCTTCCCGGCGAGATGCAGAAAACATATCGTCGGGTTTGTTGTAATCATCCAAACAGACGAAGCCGGAAAAATCAGGTCCGGCGTAACCACCGCGTCCGCCGGTGATCTGACCACCACTTGAACGTGATACGGTTTGCCCGATAGAGCGGCCCTTCGTATCGACAATTTCCCATTCTTCCGCCTGATTGACGCCAAAGCTGCACGGCCAAAATTCCTGATATTCCCGACTCAAGATCAGGTCGCGGGTACGACGAGAATTTCGCTTTACCAGCGTATCGGCAAAAGAAATATTCAGGTTGCGGAATCGGCGTAACTTCTCGGTCTGCACCAACATGTTCACGTAAGCAGGCAGATGTATCGAAAAGAACTCCGTTTTTGTGCCGCCTGGTGGAATGTTGACGATCAGGTTGCGCGGCCGTAGTTCGCCTTTTATCAGGTCATCGATTTTCGAGGCCATAAGGCGATGATGCCAGTTGACCATCATCCGCTGACCGCTCTGAAGCTCGAACTGCAACCGGGTAAAATTGAGGAAGCTTTTTTCAGACTTGGCTTTCAAGGCTACCCGCGCCGGAAAATCGAGATCCTCCCATTCGAGTATTCTCATTAGTCCAGATCCCCAAATTCATCGTCGAGTGATGAAGCAGCAGCGCGGTAATCATCAGGGCTATATTGATTGACCGGCGGTTTATCACCACCGCGACTAGCAGCATTTTCCCCCTGGATGATTTTTACCAACATGGCTCGAGCCGCCTGCTTACTCTCAGTAACAGCCTCAATCCCATTTTTGGTTTGCTTCACCCCGAGGAAATAAGCGTGCTCATTAGCATCAAGGTCGCGGGTATCCCCCATCAACAATTCCCCTTCGCCCTCGCCATTGCAGCGCGGACAATCTGGGTTAGGGTCGGAGTTAGTGACAAAGCCAAGGCCGCCGTATTCAGGCTCTGACCGGCCATCCTTCATCGCTTTTGCAGCGGCGCGGTCGTACTCCTGAATATCTTGCCATTGGTATAAATTATTTTCGCCCCAGCAGTGGCGGCAATTCACACGGCGGTATTGCGTCAGCGCGTTAGGGTCGGCCCGCGTTATCGCCACCAACTGATCGACAATTTCATCAAGGTCTGCGGTGTAGCGTTCCCGGAAGCGATTTAACAGCGCCCGGATAGCCTTCGAAACCTTAACATTCCTATACAGCCGGCTGGCAGCAGCATAAGCAGCGTTGCCTTCGCACTTGTAGCCCGCTTTTCTATACGCCTCGACTCTGTTTTTTGTTTTTACATACCAATAAACAAAAAGAGCGTGCTGGTCAGAAAGTCCGAATTCATCAGGATCAAATGCCAGATCAAAATCTTCCTCTGAGGAATTTTCTTCATTGGAAATTTTCCGGCGCGGCTGTTGGAAGCCATCAGGATCTTGCTGCTTTTTTTGGGGCGTTTTTTTTGGGGCAGAATTATTTTTTGCCCCGTTTTTTTGCCCCGCTTTTGCCCTTGCCCCTTTGTTGCGTTTCCAACCGCGTTTGCCCGCCATGTATCGCAGGGCTTTTATCGTGATCCCGTGCTTATCCGCAACGTCCTGTAGGGAAAGCTCACCAGCACAGAAATCACGCTCGATTGCTTTCTCATCAGGCTTGCTCATCAGTCACTGTCCTGTTGTTTCTCGCGCCTCAGCAATTCGCTGTATGCCTGTATGTCCCCGTTCTTGGCCCGCCTATACAGCGCGCCCCTCAACTCAGCCTCTCCTTTTGCCCGCCCTTTCCGTATAGCGACTCGAAATAGCGATAGCTGCTCTCTGTCCTTTTTCAGCTCATCCAGAGAAATATCCAACACGTCAGCTATCTGCTGCTCGCTCAAACGACGGGCGGCCAACGCTTCGATGTTCGCTATGGGTAAAGTTTGCATATTTCCCCCGCGTCCCCCTCGAACGGGGGCGGTGACTCCGCTATCGTCCAAAGCACGGAGGAAAACGCCATGAAAAAGAAAATCGACGTTCTCAGGGAACTTGCCAGTGATAACGATTGGGAAGCGGCTATCAAACTTGCCGGCAGCTTTCCTCGCCTGGGTAATGAAGCGCGGGTAATCACACGGGCTAAAGAAGCCGTGCTGCGACCAGAGTTTCAAATACAGATGGGAAGAGAGCCGGCTTTACTGATTGCCGCCGGTATTGACGCCCTGAAGGCGAAATATCGTCTTTAGTCTGGCTCGTCGGGGAAAATATCAGTGACGTCTACGACACCACAGGCCTCAACCGCTTTACGGGGATCGCCTTTCACGAACACCAGTACATTTTGGTGCGTCTTACCGAGCTTTCGGCTGGCGGAAAACATTTTCCCAGCCCGAACGGGTAAACTTCCCGCCTGAGTAACAAGGATCGCCTCGTTGTAATACGCTGCGCCGGCATCACAAAACGCCAACACGGTATCACTGACGAAATTACGGTAGATGCCTTTCGCGTCCCGCACCTCCCCTACGACAAAACACGCGAATCGGTCTTCTTTAAGCAGTGACAGCGCATTTTTGATGATCTGCCGGTAGGCGATGACAAACTCCGGGTAGTTCAGCGTCGAAATATCAGCGGGATCGTCAGAATAAACCTCAAGATCAGCATAAGGCGGGCAACTGAATAAAAAATCTGCCTGCGCCCCTTTGAAGTGCTGATGAATGTCACGACTATCGCCACAGTGCCAATGAGGGGCAGCGCCACCATCGGTATCAATCTGCACCCATTGCTGGCGGTTTGCCTCTACCTGTTCGCTTCTCAAATCACAGCCAAGGTATTGACGCCCCAATTTAGCCGCGACAACGCCCCTAACTGATCCACCAGCAAAAGGGTCAATAACCGTCCCACCCTCAGGTGAAAACCAGCGATAAGCCAATTCACACATTACCGGGTCGAAAATGCTCGTGGTCGGCAAAGTCTGTAGGTCAGGGTGCGCCTGGAAAAATTCATCCCAGCTGACCACCCTGCCTATTTTAGCCTCATACGCGTTTTTCTTGCCGTAGACCGCACCGCTTTGCGTCGATTTGCTGAACAACAATTCGTCTTCGCGGCCCGACTCTGATTGGATGCCAAGGGCGATCCAATTTTTCTTGCGATCTTGCCACCAGCCTTCTCGGGCATTAAGCACAGAAAAAGGCGGCACTAAGAATTTTTCTGTCAGGTTTCCCGCCTTCGATTCACCGGGCAACACCTCATCGACAGTGAAAATTTCATCAATCTCAGCCTGGCTAAAGCCAGTCAGATCGATATCAAAGCCGCTGTCCAGCAAGTCGCTCAACTCCAGCTTCAATAATTCATCGTCCCACCCAGCATTTAACGGCAGTTTGTTGTCCGCCAGGCGGTAGGCTTTTTTCTGCTGCTCACTCAGGCCCGACAGCGTGATAGTCGGCACTTCATCGACAAAAAGCTGTTCAGCCGCCAGCAACCGACCGTGACCGGCGATCACTTCTTCGTTTTCATCAATCAGTACCGGATTCGTCCACCCGTACTCACTGATGCTGGCAACAATCTGTCGAACCTGCTCATCGGAGTGGGTTCGGGCATTTCGTGCATAAGCCATCAACGACTCGCGTGTTTTGTAAACAATTGAGAGCGTTGATTGATTTTTTCCTTTGGTCATTTCTGAGGATCCAATACTATGGCCCTGCTCTCGAGAGCAAGTGGGCCTTGGTTCATACTCATGACCTGTGACGTGGGTATGAATGACCATCGGCAGTTACAGCTGCCGATGGTCGCCCACCCTCCTTTAGAATTTTCTGCTGACCTCTGGAATACCCGCTCGGGAAAACCGCTAACCACCATCTACGAATACAGATCGTTTATGCTGATTTTCTTTGTGGCCAACGCAAAAACTCAGAACAAAATAAAAACCACCAGCAGATAACGGTCAGGGTGACCAGGCAGGATCTGCCGGTGATTTTGCTTGCGCATTACGCAGCAGCCTCGGAAAGCCGCTCTGTAATACAAAAAACCCGCCGTAACGGGTTTAGATAAACAATAATAACAACGCAATATTATTTTTTAAATAATAGTCGCATTGTGCTTTCCACTCCAAGGATCCAACTCTGAATCAGCCCACTCAACAAGAATCACATCTTTTGCTTGCTTTGCGGTTGCAGATATAGTGTCTGCATCCTTAGATGAGGTCCACAACCCAACGATAACACCATCAAAAGCCGATAAACCATGTTTCATCGTGCTTATTGTTTCAAGTGAAATCGTATTGTTAGTATTAGGGATCTGAACATGTCCTCTTTGGTTCACAATCTGCTTATAAGCCGCACTTCCTAGCGCAGACTCAAGTACGTCAGAGTTTTTTGCGTTCTGAATACCAGGAGATAACAGCAGTAAGCTGCATCCTTTGTTCATAGCAGTTTGTAACCCTAGTTGTATTGCTTTTGCTGTAGACTGATCATGCCCATTTGCTGATTTGGCAAGATAATTACTCATGAAAATATCCTTTTTGTCATAGCCTCATATGGCCGAAAGTAGGATACCCTGCCAAACCGTAAACAACAAAATATAACTCAATCTTTAAAATGTCGTAGGCTGCGCCACGGCACGCACCCAACACATAATTCCCTTCTGAAGATCAGTCCGCCCTTCATTCAACCAACGCATATCTATCTGATGTCCGCCGGTATCATGATTGCTGATTAACAAATAGTCATAAAGCTTACCCAATTCTTCGCCTAATGCCTTAACCTTGTTCATGCAGTCGATTTCGTCCTGGGTCAGTTCACGATATCCAGCAATTTTACGGTGTTGATTTTCCATTTTATCTCCCGGCGGCTTCCCGCCATTGGTTCAGCGTGACCACTTGGCCGGCGCATATTGATAAAGCAGTTTGCAGTGCCAGCGCGTAGCTCCCGATGTCCCCCCAGGTATTACCCTGCAACGTCGGGCGCTCGCATAACCTGAATACAGACTCAGGGGGCAGCAAGACGATGGGTTTCGGTGGCGGTGGCATCCGTGCCGAGCAGGAGGCCAAGCACAGCGTCAGGAGCGCGGCCACGGGCGCACTCATCGTTTTTGATAGCATCCTGGTACTTCCTTTGATAGATTTCACCCCGCTGGCGCAGTTGATACTCTCTCCGTTGCTGTTCGACCATCATTGCGCGATTACGGGCGTCATCCGCGCGCAATGTAGTGATCAGCCCAGCCTGCTGCGCCAGCGTCTTTTCCTGATCTGCAACCTGCTGGCGTGCCAGCGCCAACCGGTGCGACAACAGCGAGCTGTAACCACCAAGACAGATAGCCACCAGCAGCAACAGCACCAACCCGCCCTGCATCAGTTTTTGCAACCAACCGGTCATGCTGGGTAATCCCTCACTGATAGCTGGAAGTGCGGGCCGTCTTTCAAGGTTTTCCAGTCGCCGCCCCACTCGATCACCGTCCCCAGCTCTTTGCCGGCCTGCTTAAACGCTGTGGCGATCTGTTCGTAATACCGCCATTCCCAACTGATGTTGGTGCCCAAATATGCAACCACATCCACAGCGTGCCCGGTCAAGTGGCGACTTTTCAGCGTTTGGCTTTTTCCGGTCTGTACCATTTCGCGCTGGCGTTCAAGAGTTCGAAGCCCCTCAGTAATGCCGAAATCTACGGGTGATAATTCAAGAGCTCGGCGGACGACTGCAATCAGAGCAGGATTGACACCTTGCAGATTTTTTTCACTGCGTGGGCTAAAGCAAAAATTAACGGTCATTTTTACGATTTTCCTTCTCATCCATTGGTGTGTTGGTTTTCATGCTGGAAAAAGTGCGGAGAATTGCCAGGCAACGTTCCACACCGATGCCACCAATCACGACGCCAATCAGCAGCGCGTTGTCTTGGCTCATTCCGAATAGCTCAAGGGAGTTGATAACGCCCAGAGAGATCAGCAAGCAAATGGCTCCAGCGTAGAGCGCGTCCAGCCACGATTTGCCATCACGCAAGGTCAGCAAGGTAGCCATGCCGAACGCAGCGAACGAACCATAAAGCACAGGTGCATTAGTTTTCATCCACAGCAAAGTAGCCTCCAGGAAACCCGGCGGCAGGTGTTGATTATTCATTGCCCGGCTCCGGGTTTCAGAAAGGAAAAAGGCCACGCATTAGCGCAGCCTCAAGGAGGTGCCAGACCTAGCCTGGCGGTGTTTTTCCACATCTGATATTGTTGAATCGCGACAAACAACCTTACAGAAATGGAGAGTTTTATGAGTCAGACAAATAAACCTGCCGGCGAGAGTAAACCGCAGCCGGCAGAACAACCGAAGCCTGCTCCGGTTAAGCCAGGTGACTTCACGGTTGAGCGCATGATCATTGGTGATTCCGCTGAAGGCCTCAGGAAAAAAGGTAAGTAAGCGCAGAAATAAAGAGAGCGCAGACCGGGGTAATGATGGTCGCCATCCTTGCCCAGGTTAGTCTTTTTCTTATTTTCTTGTTGTCGCTTGCTAACTCATTGGCGGTTAGGCATAGAGAATGCAGCCTATACCGCCTCATCACCGATAGGCGATTACACTCACCTCTAAATCCAGTGCTTTTGAAATAATCAAAATGCTCTTGATTAATAGACTTGTAATTTTGGGTGTAAAGCTGATCTGGCGACGCATAAACCAACCCACGCATGTGGACAGTTAGAACCTGCGTTACCAGATAGATCGCGCACAGTGACCAGTACACGATAAATACCGCAAGCCCAGTGCTGAGAAAGTCTAAATTCGGTCTTTGCGTAAGCAGCAAAAAAGACGAACCAATACCAACGATCAGAATACTGAGCAGCTTGTACCCGTTTTCTTTATTCACCGTGTTCGACTGGTAAATATCCTTGATGCACGCCTCACCCTGTGCCTCCAGAAAATCAACCAGCTCATCGTCGGCATCCAGAAAATAATCATCAGGCAAGTTTTTCATGGCTATGTTCCCCTGGCATTGCAGTGAAAGGATTTTACCTCAACGCTGGCTGCAGCAACATGTATGAAGGGCAATTGTCGCCCGAGGATCACCACCAACGGCTGAAATCTGATCCACAAGAATGCAAAAGCCCCGGCGGTTAGCCAGGGCTCTTGCAGCTGCATGTATCAGAGAGGCCCCCTATGAACAAACCGGCAGGTATGTTGATGGGAAATCAAGGGGGCTTTTCTCATACTTCTGAGGCGCTTTCCAGCCACTCCGGGTATCCCTTCATCGCAGGCTGAAAAGCTTTGTTTGGAGCGGTCAGCGGGAATCGAACCCGCATCATCAGCTTGGAAGGCTGAGGTAATAGCCATTATACGATGACCGCATTGGTCCGCCATCGAGGCCTCGAACCCCGTACCTACAACTTAATGGTCGTTGCTCTTCCTGCTGAGCTAATGGCGGTTTGGTGGCCCTTGCTGGGCTTGAACCAGCGACCGAGCGATTATGAGTCGCGCGCTCTAACCAACTGAGCTAAAGGGCCGAGGCGCGAATACTAATGCAGTCAACATAACCACACAAGACCCATTGATATTTCTTTACATATCAACGGTGCTTCTCTGACTCGAACTTCGCGCTTAACGTGATACCGTCAGGCAACAGAGCCCAGGCGACGTAGAAGTCATGCGGGGTCATTTCTTCCATCAGCCAGGTGTGAATCCCAATGTGGTAAACCTCGCCGTCTTCTTCGAATACCCGTATATGCCCCTCGTGCCACCCATCACAGGGATTGAGCACCAGCACACTCCTACCATCGAGGTCGGCGGTCGGTAGTTCACTCGCCGGCCTGAAGACGAGACTCTCAGTAATACGTTTCGACATTTTTAGGCACCATACATGCAAAAACCCGCTCTAGTGGCGGGTTTTTATAATTTCGGCAAAATATCAAATTGAACTTAAATTTAGCCTATTCTGTCAGGTTTTGCAATATCCGCTGTGTATTAACCTGCTCATGGCGGATTAGAGTCGCTTGCAGCGCTGTAAGATCTAACGCCATTGCCCTCTCCTTTAATTCATGCCAATGCCTGGCGTAACACTCACCCCATGTCTGTCGAGTGATGCTCATAAGGTTAGCCAATGCCGAACCGGCATATTCCCGATATGACTCGTTGCTGTTTTTTGCGGTTACATCCTGGACAGCAAGCCAAACCAATGACACCAGTTTATTTTTCACTCGGCGCTGGATATTCTTATCTGCAAGCTCAGCTTCATAACCCTTCCAAATATATTCACATATCGCAATTTGGTATCTGAAACTCAGGTCATACCCGTAACAATACCTGACCCACGCCTGCTGGTATTCATCCAGCATCATAACCGCTCGCCGCCAGGAGCAGGTTGCAAATGTATGCTCTTTCATCGGCGGCATAGGACGTCGCCGGCTACGTGTTTCCAACACATATACGGCGGAGTTATCGGTATTAACCCAACGCTCGCCCTCCAGCTCAACTTTATGGATGTGTTGTCGAGGGTAACTTTTGTTATCAGCAGGAGGATGCTCGCTAAATGCCTCTAGTTGTCCTTTAGTACCCCCTGAATCATCCAATAAGGCACGGGTTAACTCTAAGCGTATAAATTCCAGCTGCTGTGCATTCATGCAAAAAACTCCCCGCGTAATTCGGATTCAATTTGCGCTAATAAGCTCTCTTCTGTGCCATAAATGTCTTCCCATTTTTTTTGCCCAGCATGAATAGCGACACCATAGCCACCGGTACGATGGTGCGGAGGGCATAACGGAATGGCTCGCTTGTGTGAAGAGCGCTGCCCGATCCCGCACCCTTTTCTCAAATGATGTATTTCTGCCGGCGAACTGCCATATCCGAGATTACGGCAAACGACACAGCCGAGTTCTGCTACACGCTGGAGATGTTCGCGATCTTCCTTTCTCATGCGAACTCCAGTAACTGCATTGCGACGTTTTCTGCTTCTCGCTGTGAATTAAATTTCCTGAATAAAATGAAATTCCACAGCACATTGAACACCGCTTTATAAAGGCTCTGGAATGTATCCTCATCCATTTTTGAAAATGATATTGATTGGGGAATGCGCTGGCGTAGCCCATTGGGGAGCACTACCTCATAGTAGTAACCTGCCTCGACGGTTGCCCAGGCCCGATATGGCTCAAATGATTTGAGTAGCGCGATTTCTTGGGTGCGAAGCTGGCCGACCTTAAGCAAGTATTCATCGGCAACGGCAGTCATAACCTCGCCATGCTGCTGGCCTGACATCTCAACGAGATACCCAACGAAGCCATCGATAAGCTCGCGCTCAGGGAGCGTCAACGCGCCACCGGTTGGTGTCCAGTAGTCGAAACCAAATTGCAGAAGTTTGAAAAAACGCTTGTGGTATTGGTAGTTACGGACACGGCGAAACTCAGCCTGTATCCATTCACCGAGTTTCACACGCTGTACAAAATCACTGGCCTCGATCGTCGCCGGGGTCAGGATAGTCGGTGCGGACTTAACTAACTGTATTAACTGCGCCATTATCGTCTCCGGTATAGCGCAGTGCTCAGGTTCCAGTTGTTCAGACTGGATGATTAATTATAACATCATTTGACCTGATGTAGACCCAGATTTAACCCCGCCTGCGCAGCAATCTCGCAGAGGTCAGCTCGCGAGAGCAGCGACACATCAGGACTTAACGTGAAGCATCTCCCCGTATCAATCTCCCTGATGATAACGCCCTCGGCCACAACAGCCTCAACACAAAATCTGCAACTACCACGAAGCACATCAAACAACGGGCATTCAGAAATCATATTTCACCTCAATAAGTTAGAATCAATGTCGAGGCGAAACACCATGGATATACGGACTCACATGTTTCAGTAAAGCCGCTGGGCCGGCTTTGTCTAATAGGCCACATAGATCAATACTGGCACTTCGATCGTTCAAACCGATCGACAGCACATAGTAACTATGGTTTATTGTTATACTCGTCTGATTTATAACAAAAAACCCGCATATTTGCGGGTTTGGGACATAACTATTCATGGGGAGGATGAAAAGCTCAGCTCATCAGTCAGAAATCACCTTCAGCATCAACCAGGCGAACAGCAACACCCCACCACAGAACAACGCCAACACACAAATAATACCCAGCGTAAACCAGTCCATTATTAAATACCCTGTGGTTCATCTAGCGTTGCAGCGCGGCAGGCGTTCCAGCCTTCAGCGAATTGCTCAGCTTCGGCGCTATTTAGAACAGCACCAAGCCGGAATGCTTTTTCTGCTGCCATTGACGCTGTAATAATCCCCGGCATTGCTGGCAGTGACGGCTGGGGAATCAACGCTTTCAGCTTTTCTAACCGTGCATCGTTTTCAGCCCTTTGCTCTGGTGTCATAGCTTCAAGCTCGGACTCATACTCTGCCCGGCGAACAAGAGCATCAAGCATGCTGCGCGTTGGAACCCCCTTGCCAAACTTTAACCCCGGCAGCAGATGCACGGGGCACGGCAACCTTTCCGGGTATGCTGGCTCAGGAGGGGCCGTATATAGCGGTTGCGGATTCTTGTAATCATCAAAGAACGGATCGCTTTCGCTGACAATCGTTCCACAATCTGCAATGTACGCCACCGGCTTACTCAGATTATCCATGATTCAACTCCACATACCGGACCCGGCCGTAGTATTTGCCCGAACGAAAGCGATAATGCTTTTCGCTCTGCCACATATCGCGCTCTGTCGTCAAATTGACGCCCCGCACCAGGCGAGGTGAAAAGTTAAGTGGAGGCATGGCGTACCCCGGCGCTTTGGCTATAGTCATGCTCTCGCTCTCCCGTAGTCTTCAAGTTCTATGTTGGTGCGGCTGAGGAAGTTAATCCACCGAAAAACGGTGCTGAGATCAATATCCATCTTTTCGGCGATTTCAGTCGCGTTCAAACCTTCGTCTGACAACTTACGGCATAGCTCAACGTCATAGTCGCTGTGTTTGTGATGAGGGTGGCGTTCGCCGCGCGGCTTTCCTGGGCCAAACCCGCGCTTGCGCATTGCTGTGCAAACAGCTTCTTCTGTCCTGCCCAAATGCAGTGCGATTTCATTCTGCGTTAGCTTTTGCCGATTATCTTTCATGAACTTTATTTCCCAATCGGCGTAGTTCCGAAAGCATCGGTACAGCCTGATCCCAAGGCTTTCAGCCTTACTCCTAACGACCCGCGGTGAAACTCCGAACATTTTTGCGATAGTGGGCGTTGGCATGACAGGGCCGAGGCGAAACAGCATTGCCACTCGCATCGGGTGCCAGCGCTGCTGCCGAACCTTCCCTTCGGCCCAATCACTCCAAACTACTCGCTTTATGTTGGGATACAGATTCCGTTCATTTGCTGGCATCACGCACCTCCGCGCTCTTCTTCATCGAATACTTGCGGATGCTGCTGCCGGTACTCGTTGAGGATGGTGTTAATTTCTTCTCTTGTCCCTGGAAGGAGCAGCAGAACATCCCCCTCTTCACGAACCATCGGGGCAGCATCGTAGAGCAGCTCACAGAGCCGGCGGGCGCGGGTGGCGCTGAATTGTGGGATTGCTGTTGACTTGGTGGCTTTTTGTTTCCCCTTTTGCTTGGCTTTTTCGGCATCGTTCTGCAAAACTTGCCCAGCCTTTTCGCCATGTTTTTTTATACGCTGTACCGCCAGTGGGATATCAACTTCACCTTCTTCTACCAATTGGTGTACGTCATAATTGGCGGAGAGCAGCACTAGGGCATTGTCGACTTTATAGCGGGGAATATGTAAGACCTCGGCGATTTTGTCAGCGTGCAAATTGAGATTTTGCAAATCCCTGACCAATAGTGCCTCTTCGTAATCAGTAAGCGGCAATTGCTCATTACTGGTTCTAATGCGTGCGATACGGTCTACATCGTTACCTTCGAACGGCTCTATTTTTATCCATTCAACAGGCTTACCTGCTTCATCACGAAGACGATGACAAGTTAATGTCCTGCGGTGCCCCTCAACAACCCACACACCACCTTCATCGCGAGGAACAACCTCAAGGTTGGGGATTTTCCCACCCATGAGCATATATTGGTAAAGCTTCTCATTAGCTTCACGATAACGCTCATTGTCAACACGACGATTAAAACCCTCTTTGATATGAATATCATCAAGACGTATAAGCAGGCTTGTTTTTCCACGCTTAATTACTTTCTCGTCAATCATTTTGTTAAATGAGTTTGCCATTTGGTCATACCTCTCTTTCTGCTGTCAAAATAACTACTGAAATGCTTGTTCCCGCGAATTCGTTGCTGATCTCTTCTGACCAGCTCACTTTCCAACCGGGTAATATTTCTTTGCCTTTCATACCCAGGGGCAATATCGCCACCAAACGCCCTCCTCGATTTACCAATGAGGCAGCACTTTCCACATGTGCTTTGGCACGCCCCTCGCTGAAGGGAGGATTCATAACCACCTTGTCGAAGCGCTTGTTGGTGCTCTGCGCCCATTTGATAAAATCCGCCTGTTCAACGGTTAATCCTTTGGCTTCCAGCACCCGACAATGTAGGGTCGATATTTCCACGCAACAGGTTTGATCTGCCGGCATCAATATCGCAATGTTTCCAGTGCCAGCACTCGGCTCCAGGCATTTTTCGCCAGGTTGTATTTCGGCCTCACATACAACCCTTTCGGCCAGTGATTCCGGGGTTGGGTAGAACTGGTGCGACTGATAGTCTGGAATACAGCCAGATGCAACGATCTCACCCAGCACTCGGGATGGGTCGTAATCGAACTCCCAGATGTTGATATTTTTATGAGGGCCGGCTTTGATAAGTATGCCGCCGATCATTTCCAACACCTTGCCTGCTTGTCCGCGGATTGCCTTATCTTCATCACGCCAATCGAATCTGCGATTAAACGGATTGGTTGTCAGTGGTGGTGTAGGATCATCCCATTTGTTGCGTCGTATCGGGGTGTGATACTCAGCTTTCAAACCCGAAAGCACCGCCAGAACGGCGAACGGTAGCGGCTTGTCCATCAAAATGAAATCTTTGAGTTTCTTTTTCGGTTTCTGGCGGAACTGAGGCGGAATTGCCATCGGATACAGGTGCGCCAGAATGCAATTTAGCCGCCAGGCCATTTCGGGGTGAACTTCGAGGTGCGCAGTTCCTTTCAGATAGGCCCGGACACGCAATGCGCCACCGTCCATCGTCAGCCATTCACCGTGACGGATACGGGCCTCCTGGAGCGCGTCATCGGTTACACGCCAACGGGGTTCATCACGGCCCATAAATTTAGCAATGACCTGCCGGAGATCCTGGATAAAACCACTCACATCGTGATTGGTCCATCCGTACTCGTTGAACACGCGCGCGAGGATCATGCGTTTACCGAAACCCTCCGGTCTGTTAGTAACATGATCGCCGGAAAGAGCACGGAAAATGCCATCCACGCGCTCAGAGAAAAACTTCTGCCGCGAGTTGAGCAACTCCATAATTGTGGGGCGTACTGTTTCCTCTTCGAAATCTGGGGTTTTCATTTCCCGGATCTGATCATTCCACTCAGTACGGCGATTATTCGGCATGTACTCGTACACGTCGGTCATATTTAGAGCTTTTTGCCAAAACGTAGAGTTCAGGCTCGCAATGGCCCCTTCGAGTTTAAAAAGTTGGTCGACACTCCCGATATAATGGCGTCGGTCTTGGTTCTGATTCCCCTCCAGGAAATGATGCACCGATGCATGATGCGTGCTTATCACGCCCGCCATCTGCTCAATATCAGCGCGCAGATGCTTGTACTGCCCCAATAATCCATCAACGAGATCGGTGGCCGCTGGAGCAAAAAACTCCTCAGTTAAAATTAATTCGCTCATGCTCACCTCACGCCTTCGACTCTGCCGCCAGGCAGCGCATAATTTCAGCCTCTGTCGGCAACGGCTGGGTTGACACATTCCGGAAAATTTCGCGGCGGACGCTGGTTCCCCGTCGGAGTAGATGCTCTACCCGGTGTAACGGCATCTTCAGCAGTCGGGCGATTTGAACCGGAGTGCGGCCAGAAAGATGGAGCTGATAAATCCCGGTGATGACTTTGCGCCCGTATACATTGCGGTTGCCAATCTTCACCACAGGGCTGTCATCGCCTTGAGGCCGACTGACAAACGGAGCCCTTACCGGCGGTTGATAGCACGCTCTCGTCCTTGCTCGTGCCGCAGCATTCAGGTTATCGATGATTACCGCACCGTAATCACACCCATCATCGACACCAATACGACGCTCGTTGATTAATTTGTTAATTTCTACTGCCATTGGTCATACCTCGCTTACAGGGAATTCTTGTATTCCGTCGCCACGCGTTGCACACGACGGCACATATCAACATCGAACATGCCGATGTGGCACTCAGCCCCAGGAATGCCGAGTTGTTCGGCCAGCCATTGGTACGCGTCCGCCCGCTTCATCCCGAACTCTATCCACAAGGGATCGAAGGCAGCGTGTGCAAGCCGCTTGGCGGCGCGTAGCTGGGCATTCGCCAATCGGCCAAGTGGCATTGCGTTACTGTCTCGATGGCAGCCGACATAAGCTCCACATGGATCACATGACCAGTAATACCCATTCGCCAAATCCTTGCGGTGCGGGTAAATAACAAAGCCCCTCACCAGCGCGGCAGGCTTCCCGCAGTAATCACACGTCACTAGCCGATTAATAGTATTTGTTTCCATCTAACCTCCCACGTACGGCTGCTCGCCGGTTTCTTTGTATGCCAGGCTTAAATAGCCCCGCCATGCGTTACGGCACTCGAATTCTTTCGCCATCCGCAATCCAGCTTTCGAGTATTTTTCCTTGGCAATTTCTTCCGCCCTGTTCTGAGGCTTCTTGCGAGAAGTAATTAGCCGGTTAAACGCCCCATCGAAATCAATAAAATTTGATACCGGATGCGAAACAAGCGGTGGTGATAACGTTTTCCAGTCGTTCGCGATACAGTGCAGAATCACCGAGTCGGGTGAATGCCCCTGCTGCCGAAACTCCTCCAGCCGCTTAATGTTCGCCATTGCCGCACGTTTTGTTTTCACCGGTTTCCCCAGTTCGATGCAAAACTCTCCCCACTGACGCCATATTTCAGGCGATAGCCATTCGGGTAGTTCAATCGAATTAAAATCAAATTGCCCCTCCCCGTTCCCCTTGGGGGGTAAGGGGGGATCTTTTATATCTTCTTCTTCCTCTTCATCTTCATCTGGTAACCCCTTTTGTGCCTTTTTTGTAACGCTGTGAGCGTTACTGTTTGGTGCTTCACTGCGTTGCGAATCGCGTAAATTTGCAACGCGCCTATTTGTAAGTGCCCGTTTTTTAGTGGAATTCCCGTTATGCCGCTCGAAGTTTGGAAAAACCAACTTTTCGCCATCCAGAGCCAACCATCCAACTTTCAGCATTGCTTCGGCGAAACCTCTCACAAAAGTGATCCGATCTATCGCACTTTTAGTAACGCTCACAGCGTTACAATCTGCGTTACCGTCAATTGTTTGTTGATCTGCCCAAGACCACAGGCGGATCAGCTTACCGAGTACCGCATCAGGGTCTAATTCCAACAATTCAGCAAGCTGGTATACCTCCGGCTTATCTGGAGTAATTACTTCGACTTTTATCCAACTTGATGCCATATACGCCTCGACTGTATTAACTTTGTAACGCTGACAGCGTTACCTTTTGCGAGAATTGGCGTTGCAATTTGGCTTCCCTTTCACACGCTTTAATGGTTTCGCATAGGTTTTGGCGATCGCTATACTGCTTGCGATAGTTGCATTTGGCCGGCTCGCGTAATGATTAGCACCACGCATTGCCGCCGAACGAGCCACATCGATTGAAATACCTTCACGCACCAATTGATCGCGGATCTGCACCTCGACCTGTTCTTTCGTAAAATTAGCCATTGGTCATACCTCGTTATCCCCGGCAGTAAATGCCGCTATGCGGTCTGCTTCGTAACACATGCAACGCTTCTATTGCGTCGTTGATTTCCTCGTCCGCTTCCGGCAACTCCAGCAGTGCGGCACTGACGGCCTCAGCAAATTCCTTTTGTGCCCTTGCCACCTGATACTGGATTGTTCCGTAACGCCGCTGCTCCAACGCCTTCAAAATTGCAGGCTTTAAGGCTTCGATTTTTACTTTCGCTTTCCTGCTGCCACTATCCAACCAGCGGAAAATATTTTGCATGTTGTTATGTGTCGCCCCAGGAGCCTCGATCGGATACAAAGGCAGATCACCGCCACCTAACTCGAAATAGTGCTGAGTAATCTCCGCAGCCACCGTTTCCCGTTTTGTCGCATTGGCCCAGCGGCGTAGCTCAATGCAGATCGCTTCATAATTGATTTCCATAAGTCAGTCCTTAATCGTCCGCGATGCTATTGTTGATATTCAGTGGCAATCCGGACGTAGGGTTAGGATGAATATCCGGCCGAAGTTCATGGGGGGTAATCCCCGTGAGTTCGTAAATTTTCATCAAGTGTCGTTCTGGCACTTTCCCCTTATCTCGATGCCTCCATTGGCTTACGGTCATAGGTGTTACTTCTAGCGCCTTAGCTAAACCAGAAGCACTCCTAAAGTTTTTAATTACTTCGTCTAGCACTGTCATTTTGGACTCCATAGGTTAACGACACGGACATTAAATAATTTATTTATAAAGAATGTCAACAAAATATGTAGTTGATGCATTAAACCTAATGTTTATAATCATGAAATGAAAGAAAAAATATCGAATCCAGTGTTAGCATTCGAAGAGCGCATGGCTCTTCTTATGCATATGAAAGACCTGAAAAAAGCTGATCTTGCGCGTATGGCAGGAGTCAGTGCTCAGGCCGTTAATGGCTGGTTCAATCGGGGTGAGGTTGGAAAAGCCTCCGCTAAGAAGATTGCCGCGGCTACTGGCGTATCGGTGGATTGGATATTGGAAGGTGGCCCCGAACTCCATGAGTTGAACGCGCATCGAGCCAAACGCCTTGCTGATTGGTTTAGCGAGCCTGGATTCCCCGAAGAAGAAGCTGGATTTTTTGAAGATCTAGTTAATGGGAAAGCCGCCTTCACTGATAAAACTGCCAGGCGGATTGAGCAAGATTATGGATTACCTTTCAATCACTTAGATGCCGGTAATAGTTCTGTTTCGCCAACAAAGCTAAATGATGAAGATAAAGAACTTTTATTTTACTTTCATAAGCTTACAAGCAAAGCCAAGCAAGAATTTCTAGAGAATGTAAAAAAGCAGGCTGATTTTTACGACAGCATGTTCGAGGAACTAAAAAAAATGAGAGGATAACTCTCTAAAAATCAGAAAGTTACTCACCGCCCCTGTGGCGGTTTTTTTTCATCTCCAGAAAGACTATAAATATAATATTGACACTTATATAAATATGATATTTAATCAACACATCAACAGCACAGCAGTGCTCAGGTACAAAGTTCTGACAGCCGGAAAGACGGCGAGGTATGACCAATGGATTTCACTACACGGCAGAGGGTTACACGATGAAAGCAACAGTCCTATGTATCACCCCAAGCGAAGAGGCTGTCGGCTACCTTACCGCTGGTAAGCAATATGACATCGAAAGCACTTGCTCTGATGGAAAGTGCGTGCGTGTTATCGATGATCAAGGGGATGAAATCAGCATTTTTGTTGATCAGTCCAGTTACGGTAAATTCCGCGAACTGCCGAAGTTATAACACCCACCGCGATAAAGCGCGGAGAATCTCCGAGGTATGACCAATGATCAATACAACTATTCCACATAGCGGCAAGCAAGCCAGATACCGTAATAAACGCACCGGCGCTGCATGGATGGCTCATTACGATATTCACTGCAAAGTATATCGGTTCGAACCTACCGGCAATCTTCGGGCAATCAAGTCAGCGTTCGAGGCTCGCAGCGTTCCACCTTATTTCGAGCCTGCCGGCACTCATTGAAAATGCAACACCAGGGAACGGTCGTATATTCCGCCCGTAGAGGTAGGTAATACGACGCCGGAAACGTAACCGGCACCTAATTTAATTTTTCTCTAGCTAATTAATTTAGCTACGGATCACCATTACCTAAAATCGGAGTACGACCAATGAGCAAGGAAATAATTTTCAAATTAGCGCTGGTCAGCAAAAACGTAGCTAAAGTGTTTTCAAATGACGAAACCGCCGGTTACATCGCCCTGCCCGAAAATGAGCATCAAAACCAGCATCCTTTCGCTATCACCCACAATGGCAAAGATATTGGTTACGAGCATTGCGAAATGTGTGCGATTGAAGCTGTTATCCGTCGTTTTGAGCGTATACCTCTTGGCGAAACTATCGATCTAATCCCCCCCAAAGCCGGCATTCGCTCATTAAATATCAGCGTGTTATCCATCCAGTAATTGCTGTGTAGTCTTCCCCGCCGTCGCTGGCGGGGCTTTTTGAAGTTATTGATATGCGTCCAGCGTTTCCCATCCGGGGCGTCAACTCGCAGGGCGCATTTTAATAACAAAAGGAGAAGAATATGGAACAGCGACTAATTGATGCATTAGATAGCATTCGTGGTGGAGCTGATATATATGCTCGCCACATCGCCATGCAACTACGTGAAATACAGAAGCTTCACCCAGAATACATAAACATTTGCAAACCAATGGCGTATGAGGGTGACGGTAGCGACCAAGTTCCATTTTTCGGCGCTATCGCAACTCCAGCAGGCATTGAGTTTTTGGACGTTGAAAATGCATTCGACTCCGAGTCATCGTGCTTAGCTCAAAAAAAATACTGTGAAGAAAGCCGCGCTCCTCATTTTGCCCCGTTAGATGGAATTTGCTTTCGCTGCAAAAAGGATATTTACGCACGCATGGATAATGGAATTTCGGTCACTGGTATTTCAGTACGTCGCGCAGGTTCTCAACTGGTTACTGGTTGCCCTCACTGCAACCGTAGTTATTGCGATTAGAAAGTAAAAAAGGCCCGCACAAGGCGGGCCAGTCTACCGGCTTAACGTCCCGGTGACGGCGGAGTCAGCGACCAAACCGACTCCTGCGAGGTATGACCAATGGCTTCCACCACTGGACGCCATAAGTATAGCGAGATCCAGATGAGAAAGACAACCTTTAGCGTTTTAGCCTGCTCGGTGAACATTATCAGTTCAGAAAGCGACCACCCAATGCAGGCAATTATCACCACATCTAATAATGCGGTTATTTCAACCGTTAAAGACCTGGTGGAAGTCGGTTTCATTACCGTCGAAGAGTTGCTTTCATTGGCTGTCGAGCAAGTAAAGAACTGTGACGCAATTTCATTACGCCATGTTTTACCCAACGCAGTTCTCAACGAGTTAATCACAGCTCATAAATCTATTTCCAAAGAAATGTAAGCGAGGAATGACCAATGCCTTTATTTACGTGTGGGTTCCCCCCTAAAAAATCAGCTGCGGCAAATGGCACCGTTGCATTAGCAATTGCCGTTGAGGCCAAGAACGCCAAGCTGGCAGAAATGAAAGCGACAATGCTACTGGAAGAGGCTTTCCCCAATTCCACCAGTAACTTTTTCAAACCCAAAATTTGCGCTGATCGCGAAGGGCTACCACGGCCGCCCGTTGATCAATTCGACGCTGATTGGATGACTAAAAATCAGTGGAATGAAGAAACTAAAGAATACGAGGCAATCGAGCTTCCAGAGCAGGATGGAAATGGTGAGGCAGGACTCACATCGTCAAAAACGATTTTCGAACTGCCTATCGACGTCCGGGTCGCATATATCTTGATGTACGGCGCAGAGCCTGATGCTGTCGATATGGAGCACCTTTCTAACGCATATGACCTGATCAACGATGACGAGGCTGAACAACGTCTGCGCGCGATTGTTGATGCTCTGCCCCGCGTACCACAAGTTAAGTCAATGCTGGTTACCTCGGTGGAAAAGTTGATTGAAGCTATCCAGGCGAAATCACCGGCGATGACAACATGGCCAGAGGTCAAAAAGTTTGCAGATACCTGGGTACAAACCGCAAATGCCGACAGGACACCAGCAGCCGCTAATAAAGATGTGACCGTTACTCGCACTTACGACATGCTCGACAATGAAATCGCATTAGCAATCAAAGGCGTTAATCCATTACACGCCAAAGCGGCAGATGTAACGGCAGCAAAGGAGTTGATCAACCAGCGAGATCAAACATGGCGGGCATGGAGTATGTCCTTGCGGGTTATTGTCGGCATACTCGACATCGATCGCGAAATCATTTTCAAAATGATCACCGCTGGGCTTTCATATCCCGAGTTTTCCACAAACCCGGACATGAGGCGGAAATTCATTCACAAATGCCTCTCTGAACGCTGTGGGATGACTTTTGAAGCAGAAGAAAAGCCAGCCTTAAATACGGCAAGCAAGGCCGCTGACAGCCAGCAAAAAGAGCCATCAGGCCAGGATGAATCGCTCAAAGTACAGAGCCTGGGTGATGGCAAATTTAGCATTGACGGATTGATGGGGAATTCGGAAAAAACGATTGAACCAGCCGATGAAGCTCTGGTTACCCCTTCCCAATCTGTAACGACAGCTAAAGCAGCGGTGCAATCTGAAAATAAAGCACCAACCGCTGACGATGAAATTACCACAGACGATTTCCAAACTCGCGCATCTGTACTCGAAAAAGAGCTGGACTCCAAAGAAGGCGATGCAGCGAAAAACCTCGATATTTGGAAACGCGTTCAGCGGACTGACCCAGCTCGAACTAAACGGAAAGACACCCGCGACAATAGCGGAAAAGTTATTCGCACAGTAACGAGCATTCGGCCGACATACCAATATATGCGCGCCACGGAAATATTCGGCCCATTCGGTATTGGTTGGGGCGTTGATGTGCTGGAAGAACGCTTCGATCCCGGCATCCCTTTAATGGAAGGCATTATTGATAGCGCCGGCCGTGAAACAGGTAAGAAAGTCATGCGTGATGGGGATGGAAAAATCCTTACGTCTCTCAATCACACGATGAAGATAATGCTCTGGTACATCCATGCTGGTGCACGCGGAGAGATCATCGCATACGGCCACACCAAATACCTGTATGCAAGTAAGTTTGGTCTGAGCGTTGAAGAGGAACCAAGCAAAAAAAGCCTCACTGATGCCACAACAAAAGCCCTGTCATCGCTTGGATTTAGCGCTGATGTTTATTTGGGTATGTTCGAAGATAACGAATACACACAAGAAAACGAATATGAGCACAACATAAAAAATGCCAGTGCCAAGGCTGACGACTCCGTCCGATTAAGAAAAGAATTGGACGAACGTTTTAAGGCCAATACAAAAACGATGCGAGAAGCGGTTACAAGCAATGAAGTGACAAAAATTTGCTCATCCCTTACTCGTGTAATTGGTTCTCATATTAAGAGCGCCAAGGCTGTTGCAGATACGGAACATGTTAAATACCTCGAAAGCCGCCTGACCCGGCTGGAGGAAATTAAGGTTGAATGTCTGGCTAAATTTGAAGAGGAGAAAAAATAATGAGCACCAGAACTATCGATTTAGCAATCGAAATGAAAAAGCTTCAGGCATTGGCCGAAGATGGCGAGCTTACCCCAGAGATGATAAAGGACACCCTCGAAGGGTTGGAAGGCATGATCGGCGACAAGCTGGATGCGACCATAGCCGTTGTACGTGGTTTTGAGGGCCAAGCCAATGTTTGCGATGCTGAATCTAAGCGTCTCGCAGCCCGCAAGAAGAGCTGGGAGAACCAGGCGGGGCTGCTTAAAAAATATATACTTGAATGCTTGCTAACATCAGGTTCTGACACGATTAAAACCGATCTGAACACCTTTACAGCTCGTAAAGGTTCGCAATCGCTGGTTATCGATGACGAGGAATTACTACCGGATGAGTTCGTAGAGTCATTCACTGAAGTGGTTAATAAGGTAAAGAAAGATGAGCTTAAAAAAGCAATCTTGGCCGGCACTGAGATTAAAGGCGCACACCTTGAAACCGGCCCTCGCTCTTTGCAAGTCCGATAACTGATTTTTTAAAGTCAAAAATTTACCGGCCAGCAAGTTACCCTGCTGGTCGGTTATATCGTTCGAGGTATGACCAATGGCACGTACTCAGTTATTAATGGACTGGGCGATAGAGGAGTTCGGAGAAGACGATTGCCCGAGTTACACAACCATTCTTCATTATGCAAAAAACAACATGATTGACCCACCGGCAAAGAAAGCCGGTCGCTATTGGCGTGTTGACAAAGGAGCTAGGTATATAGGGCTTTCATGCAAACCTGTGACAAAGAAAAACGACGATCCCCGTTTGCTGAGGATTTTAAATGATGGGCAGGCCTCGTAAATTTGCGTTAAACATCCCAGGGCTGTATTGCAGCACAGATAAAAGAACACAGCGCATATATTGGAAATATAAACATCCGCTCACAGGAACTGTTCATGGTTTAGGGACAAATGCCGAAGAAGCGAAAGCAATAGCTATTGAAGCCAATAATCGATTATCGGAACAGCAGCTGCGTAACACACTGGCGGTACGGGACAAGCTGAGCCGTGCGGTCGGCGGGAGCATCAGCGTTTCAACATGGCTGGATCGTTATCTGGTTATCCAGGAGGAGCGCAAGGCCGCAAATGAAATTTCTGAGAACACTGTGAAGCAAAAGATAGCACCCGTTAAAGCTATGCGTAACGCATTGGCCTCTAAACCTATATGTGATGTCGATACCCGCGATATTGCTGACATTCTGGATGATTACAAAAAGCAGGGCCACTCAAGAATGGCCCAAGTCGTCAGAACAACTCTGATCGATGTTTTCAAAGAAGCCCAGCACGCCGGCGAAGTTCCTCCAGGGTACAACCCGGCCGAGGCTACAAAAAATCCACATAACCGCATAGGCCGTGAACGTATGATCTTAGATGAATTCAATACCATGCTTAGCGTAACGCCACCACCGTTCGAGTACATGAAAAATGCGATGTTGCTGGGCCTCGTTACAGCCCAGCGACAGGGCGACATTAGCAAAATGCAGTTTTCTGACGTGTGGGACGGCCACCTACACGTTGAACAGATAAAAACCGGGGCTAAGGTCGCGATCCCGCTATCCCTTCGCTGTGATGCCATTGGCATGACCCTGGAACAGGTAATCACTCAGTGCCGGGATCATATCGTCAGCCCTTACCTTGTCCACTACACGCACAATACGGCAATGGCCAGGCGGGGAGGTATGGTTAAGCCCAACACTATCAGCACAAGTTTTAAAAAAATCCGTGAGCTATCGGGGTTGTCTTGGAGTAAAGGTACCCCTCCCAGCTTTCACGAGATCCGTTCGCTGGCGGAGCGCTTATACCGGGAACAAAAAATCAATACTAAGGATTTGTTAGGGCACAAATCCCAACGTCAAACTGATCGTTATAATGATGCCCGAGGTAAAGAATGGAAGGTCGTAGCCATTTAGCAAATAGATTGGACCTCGATACATAGAGGTCCTTCAACTTAACCAAAATTCTTATACTTAAATATTGAAACCAATTTCCCATCATCGCCAAAAAGCGGTCTATCAATTGAGAACACTTCTTTCACAAACGATGATTTTAAGGCTGATTTTTCCAATACACAGCTCCAAGTATAATCATCTAACATGCCAACAGCATTAGCTATTATGCTTGGTTCTTCCTTAGGGATTCTATCATCGCCTTTTTCTATACCAACAAAACCTCTAGAATTAAGATGGATAAATCCTCGTCTCATTTGCTCAGGACTTATAATGCCAAGCACAGAGGCGCGATAGAGACACATTCTGAGGCTGATTTTCCATCGAACCTTAAACTCAACCAATGCATTCCAGTCTAAATGGCTTCCTCTCATTTTAGGAAACTCTTTAATAAATGACAGCCTTGGAACTAAAAATGCACTTGAAAAATGATCAGCTTGATGTTCCGTCAGTTTATCGCCAGTAATAATTCCCTCATGTAATACAAGGTGACCTAACTCATGACCAAGATCAGACCGAAAACGGCATACGCTTTTTTTAGCACTATTTCTTATTATCAATGGTCGTTTATTATGCACAGTAAAAGCGTCAACTCTATCATCCACTCCAGATACATGCGCAACGACAACACCTATACTTTCAACAAAATTAATCATTGAAGATATAGGGCCTAAACCTAACCCCCAATAACGACGACACTCTTCTGAAACTCGCTCAATGTCAGTATCATTAGATAGAGGCATATGGGAAATATCCGGAATATTCAGTGCTGGAAGCTCTATTTCCTCTTCAATATTCCCCACTAAAACATCAAGAATTTCTGCACGCGAAAGGACGCAGTTAGTTAAAGTCTGGGTACGCGATTTCTTACTTCTAAAATGACAGTTCTCACTATCAAGAGGCATTCTCCTTTCCGTAAAGAAAAATCCCTCATCGACATTTAAGTAATCAGCCAAAGTAGCCACCATAGCGCTGCTTGGAGTAAAGCCACGTTCAAGTTTGCTAATATACTGCTTTGTTACGCCTAGCACAGATGCAAGGTCTTCACCAGATAAGCCCTTAGCTAAACGCGCTAACTTTAACCTATCACCTCGATAGGTTATTTCTGAATCAAACAGTTCCAT